GAAGCTGGAGTACCGGCATCCATCGCATGCCGAGAGGCCTATTCAAAGTTGGCAGCCGTCTATCGGGCAGCCGCCATCCGTTTTGAAGAAGCGGAATTGCATTCAGCCGCAAAGGTAGGGCGTCCCTCCACCTATTCTCGGACGCATCACTGACAGCTCGCTGTGTGCCTGAGGCAGAAGCCAAATCAGGCATGCACCCACAAAGCTATACTGGGCCCGATAAGGGGGCGCCTGCGTGCCTGTTCATACCCGAACTGCCTCGGGCGTACGGTAACGTACCGAGCAGGCATTGGCCCTGTGTTAACAGGCAGGATCGCTTGCAGCGACCAATCCGGCGCAGGCGACTGAGAGTAGAGCGCTCCCGCCGACACCGTCGACTGGAATGCTCCCCATGTCCAATGTCCTTGATCTGCACCCTGCACAGCCGAGCAACCTCCTGCTGGCTGCCTTGCCATCCCGTGAACTGGCCATTCTGCTACCGCGCATGGAGCGGGTCGAACTGACCTTGCGGCAGGTTCTTCAGCGCCCGGAACAGCCGATCACCAGCGTCCATTTCCCGGAGGCGGGATGGGTCTCGATCATCAACCTGCTCGCCGATGGTGGCGCGGCCGAGGTTGGGCATGCCGGCAGAGAGGGTATGCTGGGGCTCCCCTTGCTCTTTGGGGTGGATACGGCAACGTCCGAAGGCTTGGTGCAGGCCCCGGGAACCGCCCTGCGCATGAGCGCGGAGGCTTTCCGTTATGGGCTGGAGCGCTGCCCGGATTTCCAGGCACTGCTGCTGCGCTATGCCCTGGCCTTCAATGAGGAGGTGGCGCAGACCGCCGCCTGCAACGGCCGGCATGTGCTGCAGCAGCGGCTGGCGCGCTGGCTGCTGATGGCGCATGACCGCGCGGATGGGGACGAAGTCCCGATGACCCAGGAATTCCTGGCGATGATGCTGTGTGTCCAGCGCTCCGGCGTCACCATCGCCGTCGGGCATTTCCAGAAGGCGGGTCATATCCGCGCGAACCGAGGCAGCATCACGATCACCGATCGCCAGGGGCTCGAGGAGGCCACCTGCGAGTGCTACGGCACGGTCCGGCGCCGCTTTGAGACCCTGCTCGGTATTGCGAAGGGCTAAGCGATAAGCCGCAATTCGGAAACGCGTAAGGCAAAGGCCGACCTGTGGGGGACGGGCCGATAATTCGTGGACCTACGTGCCTATTCATACCCGAACCGCCTCCGGCGTACGATAACGTACCGAGCAGGCATTGGCCCTCTGTTAACAGGCAGGATCGCCTGCAGCGACCTTCCGGCGCAGGCGACAGAGAGTGGGGTACTCCCGCCGACACCGTCGACCGGGAGGCCCCATGGCCAACCTGCAAGTCCTGCACCATAGTCACCTGCTGGCCAGTTTGCCGCCTGCTGAGCTGAGCATGCTGCTGCCGCAGATGGAGCGGGTTGAGCTTACTTTTCGCCAGGTTCTCCAACCAGCAGAGCAGCCGATCACCGCCGTGTATTTCCCCGAGAGTGGGTGGGTCTCGCTGATCCACCTGCTCGCGGATGGTGGCACGGCCGAGGTCGGGCATGCCGGTCAGGAGGGCATGATCGGCCTGCCCCTGCTCTTTGGTGGGGATATCAGCTCGACCGAGGGCCTCGTGCAGGGTCCGGGCACCGCGCTGCGGATGAACGCGGAGGCGTTCCGCAATGCGCTGGAGCGCTGTCCCAGCCTTCGTGCCCTGCTGCTACGCTATGCCCTGGCCGTCAACGAGGAGGTCGCGCAGACCGCCGTCTGCAATGGCCGGCATGTGCTGGAACGGCGCCTGGCCCGCTGGCTCCTGATGGCACATGATCGCGCGGAGAGCGATGATGTGCCGATAACCCATGACATCCTGGCTATGATGCTTTGCGTCCACCGTCCTGGCGCCAGCATCGCCTTGGGCCGGCTGCAGCAGGGTGGCCATATCCGCACTGGACGGGGCACCATCACCATCACGGACCGCCAGGGGCTCGAGAACGCCGCCTGCGAATGCTACGCGCTGGCCCGCCGCCGCTTTGAGGTGCCGCTGGGTATTGCGACGGGCGAGGGATTATCCCCGCCTTGAAAAGCCGGTGCAGGAAGCGCTGATGTTGCGCGGACTGTCTCAGCTTCTCTCGGGCACATCCTGCCATTCCAGCTGGCCGCTCAGCCACAAAAGCCGCATCGGCGCCCGCATTATGGCGATACAGCGATAGCTGACAGCTGCAGTCACTTGTGGTGATTAGGCGACACGAGGATCTTGAGCACGATAAGAGGGGATTATCGGGCCTCGGTGGGAGCTTCAATGCCCCTTGGCGAGCAGTTTGTAGCACAAAAGCACCTCACCTCGGCGCACTTCAAGCCGAGTATCAGTGGTGCGGAGTGGCTAAGTATCTAGCAATTACAAACCGAAACCCCACGCTGAAAACTTGTAAGTGGAATTTTACGCGTTACTAAACTATCATGCGGAATAGTTGAGTTTTTGGGGGTCCAAGTGCGGACGTCTGCAATTAGATCTCTGGCACTTGCTGCAACAAAACGGTTGCTTTTCAAAGCCGCGAAGCTCGAGCGAAAGGGTAGGAGGACAAGAACCCTTCCTGGTGGCTCCAGGCGGCTGATATTTTCGGGTGCTCTCGCTCTTACTGTGTCTTGCTTGGCGGCGAGCCTTTTGCTGGCGCATCTCCACGAACGCGCAATCGGCGACACCAAGCTGGAACTCAAGAATCTGGCCTTGGTCTTGGCACGCTATACCGAGAATAGCCTGCAATCCATCGAACTACTCGAAGACGGGGTGGTCGATCAGGTGAACTTCCTGGGGATTGCCAGCACGGAGCAGTTCAACGAACGCTTAACCGATCACGCCACTCATCGGGATCTTCAAGCACGCGTCGCGGCGCTACCAGATGTCGAGGCGCTGTTTCTTACCAACGCAGTCGGCCAGACCATCGCCTCAACGCGGGCATGGCCACAGGCGATATTTTCAATTGCAGACCGGCCCCATTTTGCTGCCATCCGCGACAATCCCAAGCTAACGAGCTACCTCGCGCCGCCGGCACGTAATTTCCAGACCGGCACCTGGAACTTCTATCTGACGCGACGCGTCACCGCCGCAGACGGTCGCTTCCTCGGAATCGTAGGGGCAGGGATCGGCCTTGCCCATATGGAAGCTTTTCTCGCGCGCCTTGCGCTGGCTCCAGCCAGTGCCATCGCCATATGGCGGCGGGACGGTGTTCTGCTAGCTCGGTATCCCGAGGCTGCTGCCACAATCGGCCGACAGGCTGCATCCGGCAGTTTGATCTTCCAGGACGTATTGGCGAACTCGGATAGCGGTACAGCAGAGGGCATCAGCGCCGTCGACGGCTACACCCGCATCATTGCAGCGCAGGCTCTGGTAAACTATCCCGTCGCGGCGACGGTCTCCCGCACCAAGGCCGATGTACTCGCCTTGTGGCGACGGCAGGCGGTTTTTACTGCATGTGCGCTGTTGCTGATTGCGGGATCTCTGATCAGCTTTGTCGTGTTGGGTATACGGCATCTAGCCAACCGCGACTTGTTGGAGAAGGCGCGTCTCGCAGTGAATGTCCTGGAGGAGCAACGGCGTAGTGAGGCGACGATCTCGCATCTAGCCCATCATGACGCTTTAACCGGACTGGCCAACCGCACGCTGCTCCAAAAAAGGCTCAACCAGGCTATCACCCGGACAAAGAATGACGATGCCTACGCGGTGCTATGTCTCGACCTCGATCACTTCAAGGACGTAAACGACACCTTGGGGCACGCAACTGGCGATGCGCTATTGCAGGCCGTTACTGAGCGGTTGCAAGCACAAACACGCACAGGGGACACGATCGCAAGGCTTGGCGGTGATGAGTTTGCCATCCTCCAGGAGGGCTTAGGCCAACAGCCGGGCGATACGGCAAGGTTTGCCCAGCGCCTTGTGGAAGCACTCGCGGCACCCTTCAACATAGAGGGGCATCACATGATCATAGGCACCAGCATCGGTATTGCCGTCGCGCCGGGCGACGGATGCGACACCAGCGAATTACTGAAGAACGCTGATCTGGCATTATATCGCGCGAAGTCAGACGGGCGCGGCTGCTTCAGGTTCTTCGAACCCGAGATGAATGCTCACGCACAGATGCGGCGCACTCTGCTGAGTGACCTCCGTCGCGCGATCGACGCCGACGAGTTTGAGCTCTTCTACCAGCCGAAGGTCGATATCGAAACGCACGTCATTACAGGTTACGAAGCGCTGCTGCGCTGGCGCCACCCTGATCAGGGCCTGATCATGCCTGATCGCTTTATCGCATTGGCAGAAGAGACTGGCCTGATCGTGCCCCTCGGTGAATGGGTCCTTAATCGTGCCTGCGTCGATGCGGCACTTTGGCCTGGACACACGAAAATCGCTGTCAATCTTTCTCCGGTGCAGTTTACCAGCAGTGGGCTAGTTGCGGTCGTCGTATCGGCGCTTCAAGCGTCGGGTCTGGACGTCAGCCGACTGGAGCTCGAAATCACTGAGACCGCCCTGCTCAGGGATACCGAGGCTACGCTTACGATGCTGCACCGTCTCCGGACTTTAGGCATTAGCATTGCACTGGACGATTTCGGTACGGGATATTCGTCACTAAGTTATCTTCAGCGTTTTCCATTCGACCGGGTCAAAATCGACAAGAGCTTCGTCCAGAGCTTGGGAAAGCGTAAGGAAAGCGACGCGATTGTTCGATCCGTAATTGCTCTTTGTAGAGCGCTGGATATGGAAACAACGGCAGAAGGGGTGGAGACGGAGGAGCAGTGCCAGATTCTGGCGGCAGTTGGCTGCAATGAGGCTCAGGGCTACCTTTTCGGCCGTCCGCAACCAGCCTCTTTACAGTCGGAAGTCCGGACGCGGGAACACGCACCTTGAGCGGAGGCCGTGGCCGAGACTTCAAAAATGAACAGGCGGAAAGCAGCTACTATCAGCCAGGCACCCTGTTGAGGAGTTATCGGGCGTGGCAGCCGGTCAATCTGCCTGCTCCAGCAGCTGCCGCGCCTCCCGATCCCACTGCATCCGCCAGCTCTGCGGTCGCCCGTGCCGGCTGTGCTCCAGATCGATCTGCCAGCAGGCCTCGCCGCCCGGGGAGGGCAGGGGGCTGATGCGCCATCGCGTCTGCGCCACGCTGCGCCCAGGTTCGGTAAACCGCAGGATCAGCCCGATGGTGCCGCCGGCCTCGGCAGCCAGCTGCAGGCGGCGCGCTGCGGTCAGATCCAGGGGGCGCTTGCCGAGCAAGAGGAATGCGCCGCCGACCGCACCACAGCGCAAGCTCTCCTCCATGGCCCAAAGCGCATCGGGCAGGGCAGGGGCGGGCGCGAAGATCAGTCTGTCCGGTTCCAGACCAAAGCGCCGAAGCCCCGGCGCATAGGCGTGGGGCGCCGCCTCGATCCAGATGACGGCGCCGGTGCTGCGCGCCAGCAGCACGGCGCAGAAGCCTAGGGCCGAGGTCATGGCCGCTTCGGAGGGCGCCATGATGTCGTGCAGGGCGCCGAGCACCAGGCCGCCGGCAGGCAAGGTGCTGTCGATCGACGGCGCGATCGGCAGGACCGGCACTGCGGCGTCGACCCAGTTACGTTCAATCCGCGCGATCTGGTCGCGCAGACGGGTCATAGCGTCGGAGGAGGAGGCCCGCATGAAACTTGGCTATCAGGTCTCGGCCGGACGTTAAATCAGTCTTGTTCTCTTTACGTTCACGCCTTAGCGTGTTGGAAGTCCTGCCGAGGTCCAGATGGCCAAAAAGTCTTCCGCCCGTCCCGCATCTCCGCCTGCCGCGCACGTCGCGGCCCTGACACGCATCGCCGATTTGGTGGCTAAGGGCGGATCACCCGCCCGCGTCGCCCGTGAGGCAGAGGCCATTATTGCTCAATGGGTCAACGAGGCCGTGTTGGACCCAGAGGTGTACCGTGAGTACCTGGCGGAGTGCTGCGATCAGCTTGGCGCCGGCGTTGAGGCGGCCCAGGAGCAGATGGACGGCATGGACACCAGTGACGGGGCTTCCCTCCGCCAAGGCCACCAGTCGCTTGCCGCCCTGGCCGCTGCGCGCGACGCCATGGCACGGGCCCAAGGCACCTTCTGAGCCTAGGCCATGGCCGCCGCAGCGAACTACGGCCGCCCCAAGCCAGTCGATCCGCTGCACTGGGTTTGGGGCGCTTACATCCGGGCGCGCTGCGCCTGCGGCAACAGCCTATGCGAGCCGGTAGGTGTCTTTGCTCGGCGGCAAGGCCTGGACGATCGTCTGCAGTGCCAGGTGGTGCTGAGCAGACTGCGCTGCCGTCTGTGTGGTGCCAAGCCGATCCACTGCGACGTGGCAAAGGACCGGCGCTAGATGGAACTGCCGGGCTTTAGGGGCTTTATTTTCGGCAGTCCCGCCGAGGTAAAATCCCAATGCCCGATGAACACCCCCTGCAGCCCGTCACCAGGCTGACCGCCTCCGGCGACGCCGGCGAGATCGAGCAACCGGACTGGTGGGACGCGGAGATGGAGCGGATCTTCCCAGAGGACGGCGACAGTCCACTGCCCTCTGACACATTCTTCGCCCGAGGTGAGAGGTCTGTCTTCGCCTGGAGGACCCGACCGCCTGGCACAGGCTACCTTCTGTCCATCTCGGACGGGGCAAGCAACATACTGGCATGGGCGGAAGACGACGCGGCGTATGCTGCTTTTGCCGTGAAAATGCAGGCTGACGCCCCCGCAGGCGGCCCCGCCCGCAAGGCAGTTGACTCCGCTCCATGAACGCCCAGCGCCAAAACGCAAAAAGCCCGCCCAGCCCCGTGAGGGACTGGGCGGGCTGTAGGATAACGTCAAACTTCGCTCAGACTTAGCCCAAAGCGCGCGTCACCCACCCATACGCGAATCGCTCCTGGCTAGGGGTCGCCTCTGCGATCTCAACGTATCGGGTCGCCTGCAGCGCTGAGAGCAGGCGGCACAGGATAACGCCGCCCATGACGCCCCGCCTGCCCATGAACCTCCGAAGTGCTTCCCGCGTCATGGCGCCAGCCTGGCCGTCCGCCGCCAGGTCAGGGTAGATCGTTGCCCCGTCGTTCAGCACATTCAGCGCCCGCTGCAACATTTTGGCGGCCGTGGCGGGGCCCATGTTGATGCCGGTATCCAGTAGCCAGCTCGCCACCTCTGCCGACACCGGTTCGATTAGCGCGAAGCCCGGCTGGATAAAGTAGCGCTGCTCGAAAATCTGGCGGGCTTGGGCAGCCGTCAGGTCGCGCATTTCGCCGCGGTAGCCGAACGCACGGGCCACGGCCAGGGTGATGCCGTAATTGGTCTCACCTCCACTATCGGCCAAATCATTCACGTAGCCGCCCTCGGCCGCCGCTGTCTTGGCCATGGTGGCTTCGAAGACGGCGCTCATGACTTCACCACCGCCAGCTTGCCGACATCACGCGCGCTCTGCAGGAGCTGCGCCGCATTGCCGAGGGCGCCCTTGGCCTCCATCATCACCGCGGCGCCTGCCGCCCGCGCATCGTCATGATCCTGCACAGCCGCACGGAGCATCTGCACCATCACCTCCGGACTGGCGCTGAGTTTCGCGACCAGGTCGGGGCGATTCGCCGTGACATAGACCAGCGCCGCAGACACCGCGGCCTGGGTGCTTGCACCGGTCAGACGGGCTGCCTGGTAGCCACGCCAGAGCGTCCCCAGCAGCAGCGCCGTGTCATTGACGTGCGTATCACTGACCGCCTTCGTGCGCGCCGCCAGGATCCAAGCCCGCACGGGGCCCGGCAGCAGCGGATAGATGATGCCCGCCAGCAGCAGGATCAGCGGCCACGCGTTGATAGCCGTCGCGACCCAACGGTCGAACGTGTCCATGGTAGTCTCCAAAATGTGGGTTTGCCGGTTACCGACCGGTTGCAAAAAATGCCGTGCATTTTCTTTTGCACTGCACAATTACTGTGGAGCGCAAAAAGGACACACCGGATGCCACTGAGTCGCGCGGCACGCACCTTGGTCTATGGGACCTTCAAGCGAGGGAAAGCCGCCAGCCTTGCATCACCAGGCTTACGTACCTGGAAGGCGACCCTCATCCGGGCGGTGGTGGCTGCTACCCGTGAAGCCAGAAGAAAGCGCCAGCCCGTCAGGGCCACGGATCGCCAGCACCCTCCTGGGTGACCGCCGGTCCGTATCACCTGGGTTTGCGCGGCTACCGGCCGCGCACGGTCAGTCGGACTTTTGCCCCATCTTCGGCGCAGGCATCGGATCTTCGAGAGCGGGCAGGAGCACGTCCGCTTCCCACTTCGGCTGCTCAGTACCGTGCAGCCGAGCCTGCGACCGAATGATCTGCCGTAGGTCCAGCACCATCCGTCGCATTTCCTGAGCCATATTGAACCACCAGATCGCGAGTTGGTACCAGCGAAGGCCGGAGGCTCGCTCTGCGATGACGGCCGCTTCGGCCTTTGCGAGATCCGCTTCCAGGTCAGCAACCTGGTCCCTTACCCGGTCCAGTTCGATAGTCAGGCTGGCCACCGACGCTTCCGCAACCTTGTTGCTGCGATTGATGCTCGCGGCATAGATGACACCGATGGGAGCAAGCACGCCGGCAATTGCGGTTCCCACGGCCGCAACCAGCTTCTCAGCGCCATCCAGGACCATGGCTCAATAGTGCCTCCACAAACGGTAGAGAACAGCACCTGCAAGCAGCGGCGCGGCCAGCGCCGGCACGAGTGTCCCGGGAATATTGGCATCCGTCATCAGGGCGTTGACGAAGATCGACAGGATGAAATGGCACCAGAAGCACAGGCTCATAGATGAGGCTGCTAACCTTGCGGAGTATCCCCAAGCCGAAGCGCCGAATCGTAGGGCACCTATATGAGCCGCCGCCAGAATGAGCCCTGCTGCCGTCCAAGTTTCGGGGGAGAGGTACACCGCCAACGCGAAGGCCGGCCGCTCTTCCCAATTCCCGTATATGCTTAGCGCAAACAGGAACTGAAGCCCGCCGAGCCCAGCGCACAGCAGCTCGCCCCAGTGGGGGAAGCGCAATGGGTGCAGCAGGAGGTTGATCGTGCGAGTAGGCATGGCATCAGACCTCCTAACCGATGCTCCGGACGACGCGGGGCGGGGTCATGTCAGATCGTGACCGGGTTAGCGGCGGCAGCCAGCTCGGCCTTCCAGAAGGCATACATTGTGTTCAACTCGGTCAGTGTCCAAGCCACCGCTGCCTTCAGCGCTCTGCGGCCCCGGCAAGCGCCTAGAAAGTCATTCGCATAGGCCGAGCCTATTAGGATGGGTTGGCCGATAACGCGCTGCCCCGTTGCAAGAAGGTTTACCAGCGGACCAGCCTGTCCGGTCGTCAGGTCAAATACCTGCACAGTCGCCGGGACGGTAACAACACCGTTGACCACCATAGGGGCAGTGACAACCGCTGCGTAACAATGCCAAGCCAGAACATCCAAGACGTTCAGAGAACTGCTCGCGATCCCAACCGTTGCTCCACCGTCAACCGATGTAGACGCGGGCGCTTGTAGGATACCCTGCGGACTGACCTGCCCTGAAGGAAGGCCGTTGAAGCAAAGGCTGTCGCCCCTGTTCGGTGAGGGAGCGCGGGAGAAGTTGCCCATCATGAAGGCTTTGTCGGCAACGGCCGAACCGGTCGTCATGGCCTTGCCCACAAACATGTAAGTCTGCGATGCGGTCGGCAAGATTTGCGTGCTCAAAAAGTTGGCGCGGGGCGTCAGGGTCAACCCGTCCGCTTCTTGCCCGGGCGTCCCGGTCACGAGCGCAGGCAGCAAAGGGTTGGCGAGGTTGATCAGCTGCGACACGCCACTGACCACCTGCAGTGCGGACGGCTCCAGCTTGTAATAGCCCTCCAGACCACGGACCACCGGCGGATAGAAACCGTTGATCACGCGAGGGTCCAGCGGGGCGGCTCCAACATCAAAACGGGCGGTGGCCATGTGCTATGTCCTTACGAATTACAGGCGATGAAAGCGGCCACTGCGTCGGCAAGCTGCGCGCGGGCTACTCCGGATGGGTGGACCGCATCCGCAATATCGGAGGTCAATATTCCTGTGACGGGGTCTGCGGTGTCGTATGCGGGCCAGCCGGCGTCGGGGGTCTGGTGCGCCCAGGCGCTAATCACGCCCGCAAGGGGATCGGCCTTGACCCGCACCGTCTGCATGATCGTGCGCAGAACTGGCACCTTGCGCTCTGTCCAGCGCGCATCGCCTGACGTGCTAGAGGCTTGTCCCGAAAGAAAGAACCCGATGCGCGCCGATGGCAAAGCGGCTCTTGTTTGCGCCATGAGTATATCGACAGCATCGGCCACAGTCGCTTCCACTGCCGGCGAGACTTGCTCGGATGCGTCGTTTTCTCCCAGGCCACAAAGCACGATATCCGGCGTCTCATAGCCGAAGCGCGCCAGATAAAACGCCATGTCAAACACATAGCCGTTGCGGATCAGGCCGGCGGGGTCGGCACCCGTCGCTTGGCGCAAGAACGGGTTGAACGCGAGGCGATTTGTTTTAGCCAGGGCAAGATAAGCCGCTTCCTGACCTGGCACGATGGGCGCGGCCTCGCCATCAAGCACCGAGTAGACCAGATCAGCAAAGGCGCGACCTTCTCTGGCCTCACCGCGCGGACCACTGGTGTTCGATACAGACGCGTCTAAGCCAGTGGTATTAATTGATCCAATCCAAGTGGGGAAAAGGCCCAGCCCGGTCAGGCGGGTGTTGATGAGCGATCCGAGGCTTCGGTTGGCAATGCTGTCACCGATCATCAGGATGCGCGGCGCCTGGGCGGCCAAGGCAGCCACCTTCACAGTCAAGCCGATCCTTGTGCGGCTTTCAGTTGCGATATCTTTCCGCACGATATCCAGCACCCCCGTCGCTTCCATCCGCGCGGGGTCAATTAGAATTTGCTCACTACCGGAGACGGAGTAGGAGCCGCTGCTGATCGACACGCGCGCCTTCTTGCTATCTGCGCGGCGCGCAAAAAGCATTGACGGGTACAACGGGAGCGGCTTCCCAGGCAGCAGATAGAGGTTGCCAGCGAATAGTGGGTTGATGTCGTGGATTTCGTCGGGGGCTGGCGCCTCCCCGATCATCTCAGAAAGAGGCGTGCGGCCGAGCAGCTGCGGCACACCCGTCACCGGGTCGATCCCGAACGCCGAGAAGCCGCCGCCCGGGTAGTGCGCCTCCATGAATGCGCCAACCACAGAACCCGCCGTCATCCGCAGCCCGGAGAGTTGCAGACTGTTCCCTGAGGTCACAATCCCGGATGGCGTCAGATCGAGGTAAGCCCCGCCCGCCAACGCTGTCCAACGCAGGGCGCCGTCGGACTGCAAAACGAACCGCTGTCCGGCCACGAAGAACTCGCGGCCAGCGTCTTTCACGCCGACAAACGCCTGCCGGTCAGCTTCCATGCTCCAGAGCAGGCCGTCTTCCTGCGCCCCTCGGAAGCGAATGCGGGTGCCATCCACCTCCAGAGCATCATCGGCCAACGTCAGGCCGAGGCCACCGGATGTCCGACCCCAGCGTGCGCGGCCATCGGTGAGAAGAGCCAGGAACTGCCCCGCCGCCTCCAGCCGGCGCCCTTGGTCGCGGATGCCGCCGAACAGGTTGCCGAGTGCTTCCCAGGACAGCACATAGTCACCGATTGCTGCGCCGAGACGACCGGGGATCGCAGCGAAAGCGGAAGGCGCGGCGACTTGGGTCAGGTAGACAGCATTGCCGCCCGTCTTGCGGTAGGTGATCAGCGCGATGTCGCCACTGCCCACCACGTTAAAACTCGCACTCTCGGCTACAGCGGCAAGCCCCGCAGCGACGGTGTCATATGGGCCACCACCCGATGCCGCCGCAGCCTGCGCAGCAGAAAGGGACGCCTTGACGGCATCCGCGAAAGCGCCCGCCGCACTCAGCGCCGCATCCGCAGACCGCTGCGCCGCGGCCACCCGCGCAGCCTCCGCATCCGCCGCGCTTCGCCCAGTCGCGGCCCGGTCAGCGGTGGTCTGCCCTGCCTTCTCGACGGCAATGTCCGCCGCGCCGAGAGCGATTTCTTCGCTCGCGAAGACGCCGTCCACAAAAGGCTGGATTGCAGCGATTGCAGCAGGACCGGCCAAGCCAGGCACCAGACTTCTGGCCGCCGCCCGCGCGGCGCTGTCGCCAGCCGCCGCCGCCATCGCCAGCACGTCAGAGTACTCGGCAACCCGAACACCGGACAGGACGAGCCGCCCTTCCGTGGTGACGTCCAGAAAGAACTCGACCGCCTTAGACACAGGCCCTTCGATTTGAAATCGGCCACGCGCCGTGCCGGGGTAATCACCCGGGACATCCATCGCCCAGGTGCCAGGCTTGACCTCGTTCGGCTCCAGCGGCTGCGCAGGGCTCTCCTGACCCTCGATTTCCGGCAGCCAGTACAACCCAGCTGCGCCCGTTGCGCCGGGAACCGGATTTCCGGTCAATGTGTCGATCACGTCGATCCAGAAGCGGGTGGCCGAGCCGATGAAGCTGCGAGCCCGCTTCAGTGACCTCCGCTGCCCAGTGCGGACATGCAACGTCACATCCGCCGGAAGAATGCTCCCCGACATGCGGTAAACCTCCAAATTGTAGGGGATGGGGCTGAGCCCCGGTGGTCAGCCGATGCGGGCCAGCGTCAGGTTCATGGCGCCGTCCTGGCCGTAGTTCAGGTTTGCGCCAGAGTCCTGGAACACGTTGCCCTTGACGGTATCGCCAGCCACCATTGGGCCGATGTAGCTGCAGGAACTGCCGCCGGGCGTCGCCAGTGGAGGCGAGCTGCTGCGCGCCCGGACGGTATCGGACACCGCCAGCAGCATCGCGCGCACCGCGCCGCCCGAGCCGGCCGCCCAGTAGGCATTAAAGATGGCGTGGTATAGCCCACTTGCCGGGACCACCAGCTGGTTGACCGGCGTGGCTGAGGCGGCGCCTAGCGTATTGGTGCCGAACGTGTCCCAGACGATGGTCGCTGCCGTGATGTTCGGCACGATCTGCGGGGCGGTGCGGAACAGCTGACTGACCAGGGGCTGTGGCAGGAACGCCCGCGGCAGCAGCCCGTCTGTATCCAGCAGCGCCAGTCGCCTGGCCGATGCAGTTAGAAACAGGTAGCGCGTGCCGGCTGGCCAGTTCACCGCGGCCTGGTTGCCGTTGTGGTTCAGCGCGACAGATGTCCGAGCCAGGGTGTTCGGCGAGCCCGCCGTGTAGATACCCTCGCCGATCTCCCACATCGTCGGGTTCTGGAGATCATCCTGCACCTTGTAGCTCAAGCGCTCGCCGCTCACCGCGCCGGCCTGGCCGGGCGTCAGCCATCCCGGCAGCGCGGCCCCGAGCTGGTAGGTACCAGTGCCGGGGGTGGTCGTCAGCCCGAGCACGCAGTCATAAACTTTGACGGGGGTGCCCATTACAGATCCTCATCCAGAGAGATATCGGCCGACCAGCGGCGGTGCGCCGTCAGGCGTGCGGCGGGCGGCGCGGTGAAGTGCCCGAAGACGCCATCCCGCGACGGCGCGCCGGCAAAGGGCGAGGCGAAGATCTGGCGCGTCGTGCCGGCTGCCAGGGCGGCAGCCTCAACCCCGTTCTTGTCCGCCTCGGGCATGCTGGGCAGGCTCCACTGCGGCTGCCGCCGCACAGCGCCCGGGGTCGCAAAACGCACCCCCGAAACACCGCTCCGGTCGTTGCTGCCTGCATCGGCGTAACCGCGCTGCTGCCCGTAGTTGGAGCTGCTGGCGGTAACGAGTGCCGGCCCGAGCCAGAGCCGACCCAGCTGCAGATAGGTGTCGGCCGCCCCGGCCACGCACCGAAACTGCACATAGCGCGCCATGACTGCCGCCTGCGGCAGGTAGGCCCAAACGCCCGAGGTCAGATCCAGCGGCAGCAGACCGCTGTTCATGGCATCAGCATCTCCCGGCGAGTTCACGCTGGCCACGACCCGGACCTTGGCATCCGCATCGGGCAGGTGCCCGTCCCGAGGTGCAGCCAACGCAAAGAGCCGCAGATCCCGCACCCGCCCGAGATCGATGGTCAGGTAGAATATTGAGCCGTTCGACCAGACCCCGGTCCGGAAGACGTCACTGATTTGCGGCGTCAGCAGCGATCGGGCACCCAGCCCGCTGACCTCACTGGACGCGTCAATTTCCGCCAGCGGATCGTCCGCAGCGTTCACCCAGCTGATAATCGCCGGCATTTGTTACCCCCAGCAGACCAGATCGAGGTTGTCGCCTGTGGCGTCCAGGCTGCGGACCATCAGCTGCGCGCCGGCCGCCAGTGCGGAAAGGCCCGGCCAGGTCACCGACAGAACGGTGCCGGGCAGCACCATCTCCGGCGTGATTCCCCGGGTTCCCGCCCGGAGCTTGACCCGCCAGTGTCGGCGGGAGCGGCCGAACAGCGACAACAGGCGATCCGACAGCGCCTTGGCATCGGCCTCGGCATCGAAAAGGCTCTCCAGCACCGCCGCGTCTTCCGCGCCCGGAAAGGCCCCGTAGAGCCCGAGATCGATGGACGGAGGCGCGATCCGTTGAGCCTGACCCAGATAAGCCTTGTCAGCCTCCGGCAGGCTGCCCAGCAGATCCTGCCCGGCCAGCACCCTGTCCAGCACCTGCCAGGCCACCCTGGCGCGCCACCACGGTGCCCGGGCGCCAGTGTCTTCCTGCGGCGGCACCTGGTGCATCCAGGGCTCGATCAAGACAGACGCTCCCTGTGCCTCCGGGGTGTCGAGATACCGGCCATACATGCGCCCGAAGGCGTCGGTACCCCAGACCGCGCCGATGCCTGCCGCCAGGCGCTCAACCGCCGCACCGACCGTCCCGCCGGTCACCCACAGGCCGGCGTCGCCCACCGGCCAGGAGGCGAAAGCCTCCAGCGGCGCGCGATCCTCATCCAATCCGCCGGGCCCACGGAGGAGCTTGATAGCCAGGCGATCCGGCCGGGCGGAATAGCCATAGGTGGCAGCCTCAGCATCCCCGCGGGCAGCCACAGTCACCAGAGAGGGCGACGACCCGAGGCGGATATGACCGGTCGCCAAGCAGGTCCAGTAGGTCGCATCATCCACGGATAGGCCGCGCAACAGATCATAGCTGCCGACGTCGCCGGCATAGTCCAGCGGCCCGCCGCGATCCCTGACGGCCAGCACCGAATGCATCCTGCCATCATGAATCTGGTAGATCAGGCGCCCAGGGTCGACCTGCACCGGCTCGATGCTGCGGCGAATGCCGTAGAGGCGTGGCTTGTTCTGCCCGGTGAGGGACGCCGGCCCCTCGGCGTCTCCCGTGCCGTCGTAGGTACGGCAAACCGGCACATCCAGATCGGCGGCAGCTGACCGGAGGGTGAGTCGGAGGCGCCCGGTCCCCACCAGAGGCGACGGCGCGACGCGGAATTCTGCGACCCGCCCCACCTCAGCCGCCCGCGCATGGTACGGCCGCCTTACCGGGCCACGACGCAGGATCACTCTCTGCCCCACCAGCGACCAGCCAGGGGCTAGCGCATCCAGCGCCCCGTCACCATTGGCCAGCGTGACCTCGCCTGCCGTGGTATCGGCCCGGCGCTGCTCATCCGGGTAGATGGGCGTGGAGAGCGCCAGGACCGGCGGAGACAGGAGCCGGGCGGGCCAAGTGATGTTCGGGCCGTCCGGATCGTCCGGTTCTGTGATCCAGCCCCGGTCCGAGACGCGCAGAACAGGCGCGGCCCGTTGCGGGCCCGGCGGCAGCAGCAGGCTGGCGGATGGAGCGCCGCCAGCAATGCCAGCAGGTGCCGGCGCGCCGGACCTGTCACTGACGCCGCCGCTGATCTCCAGAGCCCAGAAGGACTCCACCAGATCGCGGCCGGATGCAGCACCTGGCGCCGCCACGGCCGTAGTGGCCGGCCAGAGCGAGGCCAGGGGTGCTGAGGCTTGCGGCCCGGAACCGCTCATGCCGCCCTGAGCCGCTGCGCCCGCAGCTCATCCGCCAGTCGGGAGACCTGCTCCCCCAAAGGCAAGACCTTCTCGCCAAGCCGATCAACCACGCGCGTCATGCCGGCCTCCAGATTTGCAGAGAAGCCAGGCAGGTTGAGAGATGCGCCCAGGCTACTGGTTGCGCTCAGAACCTGCTGGCGGATGTTTGCTGCTTCTGCACCCGTGCCCAGATAGGCGTTGCTCGCACTGAGCAGCGTATTGGCCGCGCCGGTATAAGCCGACAGATCGCCGCCATTCCGAGCCTCTTCCAGCGCCTGCGCATACTGCTGCTGCGCGGCCAGGAAGCTGTTCTGCGGCGACACCCCAACGCCACTCACAGCCTGCTGATCCAGGAAGCTCGACAGCACGCCGGCCTGAGACTGAAGCTCCTGCAGGGCGCTGAGCTGCGCCTGCAAGCTGCTGGCCTGGGCCTGCTCCTCCGCCGCCCTGGCCTGAGCCGAGTAGTCCTGGATCAGCTTGATGCGCTCCGCCGCGGAAGCCCGCTCCAGATCGGCCATGGTCCGGAACATGAGTTCGGTACCATTCAGGCCCTGCTGCACCAGGGCCTCAAAGGTCTCGCTCCGCTCCCGCGCTGCCGCAGCGTCGAAAGCGGCGGTCGTGGCTTCTAGCGAAGCCCGGCCATCGCTGGACGTGGCCGCCTCGTAGCGAGAGGCGAGCCCGGTCAGGCGCTGCCAGTTTCCGACCACCTGGTTCTGCCCAGCCCGGCTTGCGATGATATCGTTGGCCGTGGCTGCCTTCAGATTGGCTTCACGCTCGGCATCGATCGTGGTGCCGAAGAGGGCCAGGACGTTGTTGATCCATTCCACCGGGGTGCCCAGCGTCTCCAGCTGCGCCTTGAGGGCTTTGCGCTGGCTGTCCGCTGCCGCCTCGAATTCCTGCATCACAACGCTGACCGAGCCCGGCAGGCCCGTCGCGGTCCGGGTACGCTCGCGCAGCGTTTGCTCGATGGTCAGAACCTGCTCATTGCGGGCATCGAGTGCGGCGTTCCTTTGCCGCTCGTATTCGGCCGTGACCACGCTGGTAGCCAGGCCAAGATCCCGGGCCTTGGTGGTCATCTCATCGTAGCCCTTGCGCAGCTCCTCCTGCTGCGCCGCGAAGGCATTGGTCGCGGTCGCGCCGGCATCCATGGCGGATTTCAGCGGCTCATAGACGGAGCGGTACCAGTCCAGATTCTCCAGCAGCTTCGCCGTGTCGCCGCCAGAGTGATCCACCACAGCCTGTACCTCGCCCGAGGCCATCGACCGCATGCTCTGCACGAACGCCTGGGTGATGTCCTTGGTGAGCTGCTGCGCGCCTTCCTCGCTCCGGTCGTAGGTGCGGGACTGGTCAAGAAAAGTCGCGTGAATACCGTCCCTATTGCCATAGGCGATTTCATAGGCGACGGGGGTGCGATCCACGCCCATGGCAGCGCGCAAGGTGCCGGCCACATCGGACAGGCTGCGCCCCATATCCATAGCAGCCTGGCGGTTCTCATCGGACCGCCGAACCCCTTCGAGACCGCCTTCCCGGACCTCGCCGCTATCCAGATTGAACAGCGCCGTGCCGGTCCTATCGCTGGGCTTCTGACCGGTCAGGAAGTAGCTGGCGATCAAGGCCGCAACCGCGATGTACGGGGCGACGGCGCCGATCGCCGCAATGGCGCCGCCTGCCGCACCCAGCCCCGCTGCCGCCGCCCCGGTCCCGGCCGCAGCGCCGCCCAGGCCCGCCACGCTGGCCGCCGTGGTGGTCGCCGCCACGGCGGCACCGCTGGTCAGGGCCGCGCCACCAATCCCAGCAGCACCCGCCAAGGTGGCCGCACCACCAGCAATGCTGGCCGCACCGCCAATGCCCTGCGCCCATCCCTTGGCGCCGCCGGTCTGGGCCGCCGAGTAAAGGCCATACGCGCCGCCAGCCAAGCCGAGGGCGCCGCCGGCATATTGCGTGAAGGTCCCGGTGGAGGCCGCCTGGACCGCCGCAGGCGTGGCGGGCCCGTAGGTTGCCGCGCCCATGTTCCCCAGCGCCGTGGTGGTGGCCTGGCTGCTTCCGGAGAAGAGGCTAGGTGCCCAGCTCGCGGCAGTGTCGTTGACCCAGGTCCCCGCGCTGCTCATCAAGCTGCCGCCGGTTCCGCTTGACCCCGTCAGCTTGTAGAGGCCGCCGCCGATGTCCATGAGCGAGGGCTGGCCAGCGCCTCCGGCGATGACCTGACCGTTCCCGCCGCCAAGCCCGCTGAAGGTGCCGCGGGTGCCGCCGAAGGCCGAGTTCAGGATGGGGTTGATGATCGCCATCCGCGCGGCGGACTGGATCACCTCCGAGAAGATGGCCTTCGCGATGTTCCCGAAGTCGACCGCCTTCAGGCTGCCGTTCGCGAAGGCCTGCGTGATGGCAGACCCGATGCGGTCGAAAGCTTGCGTGCCGAGGCGCTCCAGCTCGGTGAAGCTGTTACGCTGCTGCTCCAGCGCGTGGTTCTGATCCCACAGCCTGCCCGCCTGCTCCAGCAGCGTGGCGATCTGCTGCTCATCCTTGATCTGCTCGCCTGTGATGCGCTTGCGCTCACGCATGATCGCCAGCTCGCGCTCGCGCACGTCGGCATTGCCGCCTAGCAGCCCGGCTTCGGTCTGCAGAAGCCGGATCTGCTCCTCATTGCCCTCGATGGTCTTCTGGGCGTTGTCGAAGATCCGGTTCTGCTGATCCTCGTACTGCTCCAGCGCCTTGCCCTGCTCACGGATGATGGCGGAGATCTCCTCCGCATCCTCATCGCGAACCTTCTTCTGCGTCCCCTGCAGCTTCTTCAGGGCCTCATCGCGGTCCTTGGTAGCCAGTGCGATCAGGCGCTCGCCTTCGGCCGCGCTGATACCGCCGGGCTTGCCGACGAGACCATTGATCTCATCGACCTTCTTCTGCCAGGCCTGGCGCGTCGCCAGATCCTTGTCGAGCCCGGTCCGCAGCGTCTCCACCGCTTTGGTATTCGCGGCGCGCTGATTCTCTAACCGGCGGTTGGCAGCGTCAGCTTCCTCCGCCGCCTGGTCCTCACGACCGTCGCGCAGGATTGCCAGACGATTCGCCTGGGAAGCCGCCATATCCTTCTCGATGGCGGCAAGCTCATCCCGCATGTCGGCAACAAGATCACCGCCCGCATTCATGTTGCCGACGATCTGGGCGCGGCGCTGATAGCCACCTGTGCGAGCGGTGAGTGAAGGTCCCTCTGCTTCCGAAGCTCGAATCCGCCCCCTCAGATCTTCAGCCCGTGAAGACAGATCCGAGTAGCGGTTCTGCTCCGCCTGCGCGGGAGAGGCGAAGGACCTGGAGGTGAGACCGTCCAGCGCCTTTGCTGCGGCCCCGAGCTGGGCGGCGATACGCTGCGAGAGACCAAGCGCCTGATCCATCCGCGCCAGAAAGTTGCTGCTGGAGATGTTGAGCTGATCGAAGGCCCGCGACATCGTCGTCGGCATCTTCTCATATTCGCCGTTGATGGCCTCGCCAGCGCGCAGCAGCGCCGGCAGGATCGTCTCGGCCGTCAGCTTGCCTTCCGAGCCCATCTTGCGCAGCTCGCCGACGCCGACACCGAGCTGCTGGGCCAGAGCAACCGCCAGGTTTGGCATGTTCTCCAGCAGCGAACGCAGCTCCTCGCCCTGCAGCACGCCGGAGGCCAGCGCCTGGCCAAGCTGCAGGGCGGCCGAGGATGCTTCCTGCGACGAGGCGCCGCCGACTATCGCCGCCTTCTGCAGCGTCTCCACCAGCTTGACCGCCTGGGCGTTCGTGGCCCCAACTTCCTTGGTCGCGATGGAGAAACGTTGGAACTGCGAGGCACTGTCGGAGACGCTCTGTCCCGTCTGCACGCTGATCCGGTAGAGCTGGTCATAAACGGCGGCGGCGGATTCAATGCTGCCTGTTGCCGCCCGAATACGACCCAGGGAAGCGACCATGTCGTCGCCAGCCCGGGCGATCGGCACCAGGGCCGCGCCCAGCGCCGCCACGCCAGCCGCTGCCGCGAGTCCGCCAGGGCCAAGGGCCGTCAGTGCGGCGCCGGCGGGGCCGAGACGACCCGCGACGGTGGCCAGGCCGCCCTGCATCCCATCCAGCGCGGAGGCGAATCCGCCGGCAGAGGTGCTGCCCTTCTGAAAATTGGCGTGGAGCGCTTCCAGAGCCTGATTCCCGCGCCCAATCAGGGCGGGGTTCCGCTCCATCGTGCGCTGGACCAGCGCCACATCCTGCTCATACTTGCGCTGCGCGCCCCCGAGGGTGCCGAGCTTTGCCTCCAAACGGCCAAATTCCGCCTCGACGGCGGCGGCCCCGGAAGCGGTCAGCTCGACGTTCAGCCGGTTGCTGGTGCCCGACATGGTGCCCCCTCGGAACGCAGAAAGGCGCCACGAAGGGCGCCTGGTGGAAGATGATTGGCAGCGGGGCTAGGGGTCGGGGCGAGCCTCTGCTTCGGCTGCGCTGAGCACGCCGAAGGCATTGATCAGCCAGGCCGGCTGGGCGTTCATCCCGCCGGGCTCCGGCAGCTGGGCATAACCGCCCATGCCGCCCTGACAGCGGTTCCAGAGCCCGACCACATGGAAATAGGCTTCCGGCAGCGCGTAGCGGGGATTGATCCGCCACTCCCGCCCGCCGGCCTGCCAGTTGCCGCCCTCCGGCGGGCGAGCTGTCTGCGGATACGCCCCTGGCTTCGCCCGCATGACCGCCAGGGCCGCCTTCAGTTTCCCGCCGCTTCCTTCGTGGGCTGCATCAGGCCCATGGCCCGCGCGCCCAGCACGGCGACATCACCGGCGGGGAACTTCTCGGCGATGAAGGCGGCAGTCAGATCCCCCTCGGGCGGCAGCGGCAGCCCCTCGCCTTCCCAGGTCTTCAGGCAGACCTCCAGCAGGGAAAGGTGTTCCTCGCGGCCGAGCCGCCCTTCCGCTGCCCGCATGGCCAGCAGATCGGCATCCTCGCGGACCAGCCATTCGACACGGGCCTGGGCACGCTCGGCGCGCATCTTGCGCTCCCGCGCCTGCGCGATCTGCTCCCGCGCTTCCGGCACGTCGCCGCTGAAGGACACCAGCAGAGCATGGAAGTGGCCATCGGCCTCTTCATACTCATCGACCACGCTGATCTGATCGTCCCGGCCAAGGCGGCGGAGGGCCTCGCGCACCTCCTCCATGATAACCGCGGGACGGGGGCGCATCTTGGATGCCGAGGCTTCCACAAAGCGCCCGACCTGGCCGAAGGAGGGAGCGGCGAGCGTATAGTTGCGCCCGCCCTCCAGCCTGACGATGACGCGGAAGTCCGCGCCGGTGACGATGTCCATGGGTGCCCTCAGTAGACGGAGATGAACATGCCGGCGCCGGGGACATCCGGCATCAGCGTCAGGTTGTCGACGCCCATGTCGCCACGGTTGCCATCCTCATAGGCGGTGATCCGCAGCGAGGGATTGGTCACCGCGATGCGGTTGCCGACGGCTGAGCCGAGCATGCCGGCGAAGGGCAGAGAGTTGCCCACCTGGAACTTGCCGAAACGCCCCGGGCTGTTCGTGGTGGTGGTGAAGGGATCGATGGTCACGCTGCCAGAGGCCCCGGTGATCTCGGGGCTGTCGTATCCCTGCGGCGCCTCCGGATTTTCCGGATCGTACATCGTGACGTTGGCGTTCCAGGTGTAGCGGGCGCAGCGGGCGAGGGCCCGGTCCAGCCGCGACAGGCCATTGGCCCAGATCGGCACCTGCGGCCGGATGGCGCTGTTCCAGCCGAGCGGCAGCGCGGCGGCTTCGTAGGCGCCGAGCAACTGGCCGCGCATGGTGAAGGTCAGGAAGGCTGGCTGCCCCGCCGCCATTTCCAGCGCTACGTTCCCCTTGCAGCCCACGAAGCGCCAGCGCATTCCGCCGCGATAGCCGTAGATCGTCACCGGCCGGAACAGGGTCTCATCGTCGGTGAGGCGGTAGAGGAAGTTGATCGGGATCAGGGCCAGCGTGGCAGTGCTGAGGATCGGGTTGAAGGTTTCGGGCAGCACCGCGACCTTGCCGGCCGAGTAGTCCATGATGACCGAATTCTTGACCACGGCCGGGTTACCGCTGAGCTGGACCGGCATGCCGCGATAGGCCTGCGCGTTCGCCGCGAACGGCGTGCCCAAGGTGGCCGAGGTGGCGCTGCCAGCTGTGGCCGCGGTGGGTGCGCCAACGGGTGCTGCCTGCTGCACCTCCTCGAAGCGGCAGGCCATCATGAGCTTGCCCCACTCCGGCGCCACGGCAGCCAGGCCGCTGCCGCGCAGCGGCACTCGCAGGGTAATCTGCGGCCGAATGCCGGTCGGGATCGGCGGTAGCGTGTCGAAGGAGCCCGTGGCGCTGGGATCGGCCACCGACTGCTGCGGCAGCGTGAAGCTCATCTCCGCGCCGATACAGTCCGACGCAGCGGGGGCTGAGCCGCCGAATGCGTCCTGCCCGGCCGTCGTCTCGGTCTTGACGGCCACGGCCGACAGCCGGATGCGAATGGTTTCGGCCATAAGCCGTGCCTCCTGGTGGTAAGGTCAGTGGTCTCGCCGGGTTGTGGCGAGGCTCAGGTCTTGGGCTTGGTCTTCGCCGGAGGCTCTTTCGCATCCGGGTCGCTGGCATTGCCCGCATCAATCTCGGCCTCGGCGACCAGTGCCGGCAGCCAGGCGATCTGGCCGGGCGCGATCTCGACGCCCAGTTCACGCGCGATGGGCTTGATGGCCAGCACCCGCCGCAGCGGCGGCAACACGGTTTCGGCTGGCGTTACTGGCACGGTGTCGATCGCCGCGGGCAAGGCCGCAGCGGGGGTCACTTCGGTCATGGAGATCTCCAGAGCGGTTACAGCAGATCGATGAAGGGCCGCCCGCGCGGCCAGCGCAGCGTCACCTCGTAGGACTGCAGAAAGCTGGCAGTCGGGGTCTGGTTGGTCGTGACACCCTGAATGGCCAGGTCGAAGTCGGGCTCTTCCACCCAGATCTCCAGCGTCCCTTCCTGGAACGGCAGCTCCAGTGCGCCCTCCAGCACCATAGCCTCGATTACCGCTGCCTGCAGCGCATTCAGGTCCGAGGCCAGTGACAGCCGCAGATCGTCGGTCTGGATCTTCACCCAGCCTTCGACCATCCATTCGAAGCTGTAGAAGACCTCGCCGGCCGTCTCCGTCTCCGAAGTGGTATGGCGGCCATCCAGGGTGTTGATTCGCGGGAACACCGCCTCGGAAGAGGCCGGGTCCGGGTCGTTGCGGGTAACCTCAGCATCCGGCAACGCCGACGCCACGGCATTCTTCAGCGCCTCAAAGACAGCCTCGCGGAGGGCAACTCTGGGCATGTCTGGCTCCTGCTACTGGCGGCCGAGGCCGAGGATGAAGCGAACGCCCCTGGCGTCCTGCCGCACTGACGCGACCCGCCAGCCACCCGTGGCTCCCAACCCAATCAGGTCGCCCTTCTGGGGGCGGCCAGGGGCAAGGACAGCGGCGGTCACAATGGCTTCCGTGCGGATTGCCATGATCCTGCCGCCCCCCGGGCCTTCGGCCTCCTCCTCCACTTCCGTGAAGATCAGCGGCACGTCGGGTAAGGATGGGCCGCCGCCGGCGAACTGGTAGGAGACCTTCGTGGCCAGGTCCGATTGCGCCAGATCCTCTGCCGCCATGGCGAATGGATCGTCCATGGCGACGCGCTCAGAACTTCTTCGCGCGCTGCAGGACCGCCGGCAGGGCGCAGTAGTGGAACGGATAGCTGTAGATCTCCGGCTGGAACCAGAATCCACGCTCCATGTCGCGCACGACAATGGAATAGACATCCTCGCCGGGCGTGTTGACGAAGTCCTGCCCTTCGAAGGGGGAGAACGAGACGCCAAAGACGCCTGGCGCACCCACCGGGAAGAACCGCGCCTCATCCGTGGGGATGGCCACCGGGCTGGCAGTATCGGTGCCGCGGTAGTTCACCCAGGTGATGCCGCCGAAGTCGAAGCTGGTGTAGGCCATGTTGTCGCGCAGGCGCTGGCCTTCCTGGTAGCGGAAGGTATCGACCACCTTGGCATGCCCCACCAGCAGGTCGAAGAAGTTGTCGCCGGCCAGCGCGTAGATGCGGGTGGTGGGCAGAATCACGCCCTTGCCGGCCAGGGTCATGGCGCGCTTCACCGCCGTGCACTTTGCCCGGACATCGGTCGCCGGGTCATCCAGCTCGAAGTCCAGCAGCGCCGGCTCGGCGATGTTGAACCGGGTGAAGAAGTTCGCCAGCACCGTGGTGCCATTGGCATCCAGCAGCTTGCCCTGGATGGCACCCAGGCGGTGGAATTCGTGCGTCAGCTCCATGTCGCGGCGCTGCGACGCCTGGATGCGGGTGATATAGTCCTGCACCGCCACGAACTGATCCGGGTTCTCGAAGTCCCGCAGGTTCTGCAGTTCGTGCGCCTGCTTGCGCTGGCGCTTCGCGAGCCGCGGCGTCTTGAAGTAGACCTCCTCGCCCGCATCGCTCTGGCCGAGCACCGGATCGCCGCCCCGTTCGGTGGTCGGGATCAGCGCCAGCTTGCCGTCCATGGAGCGGATCGCGACCATGCTGGTGCGAATACGGTCCACGTCGAAGAGATTCAGCGAGCCGAGAAACTGCGGCACGTAGGGCAGCCGGCGGGCCGCGCGCGTCAGCGGGATCGGCGCGAAGGCGGGGTTGCTCAGGATATCGAGGGCGGCCATGGGGCGTTGTCCTTCAGCGGATCACGATGCCGAGCGCCAGCATGGCGGCGGTCGCGGTGACTTTCTGGGGGGAGGTGATGCCGGCGGGCCAGGTGAGCACCGCGCCATCGGCCTCGAAGTCCCGGGCCAGCAGCACGACGCGCTTGTCTTCGGCCGTGGCATCGGTGTCGTCGAAGAGCACGCCGACAGCGTTCTGGCTGCCATCCGAAGCCCCCGGAGCCAGGATGGTCAGCTTGCCGCTCGCGGTGATGCGACCCAGCACGGTGCCGGCGACGAGGTTCTGACCGGTGATCAGCACCTCATGCTGGCGCGAGCGCCAGAAGTTGGATTCGCCAGCGATGAAGTGGCCGGCACCCCGGCCGTACGGAACGGTAGCCATGGATCAGATCCCCTGCTTGCCGCAAACGCGGTCGGTGGAGGCATTCCAGCCGTGTGGATCGGCGGGATCGGCGCTGCGGGTGCCGGTCGCTTCGGCGATGCCGTGCGCCCCGCTGATGGGCGTCTGCTCCTGGGTCGTGGCCCGGGCGCGCAGCAGCGCCTCGGACACCTCGCCGCGGGTCTTGCCGGCACGGATGAAGCCCGGCGCTTCCCCCGCCCGGCCGGCCAGGGCACAGATCTCGGCGATGGCGGCGCAATCCTCGGCGGTCAGGCCCGGCGCCGCGGTACCGGGCTGGGCGGCCCCCTGCGGGGCACCGGCCGGCGGCTGGGTCGTGGTGCCGGCGGCGATCACGGGCGCGCCCTCGGCGGCGTCGGGGGCGGTGGAATTGGACTGGGTCATGTTGTTTCCCAAGCTGGTGTTGTCGCGCGGCGACAAGCCGCCTGGCGCGCTGGTGGCCGCTGCATCCGCAAGCCGGGCGACTTCGGTCACGGCTTCGGAAAGGGTGCCGATGCGATCGGCAAGGCGGGCGGAAATAGCCTTGCTGCCGTAGAAGCAGCCGGCCTCTGTCGCCCGAGCTTCGGCCTCGCTGATGCCGCGATTTGCGGCCACGAGGCTGGTGAACATGCCGTAGAGGCGCTGCACCTCGCCCAGCAGGTCGGCGCGAGCGCCTTCACTGAGCGGGGCGTGGCTGTGCCCGTCGACCTTCTTGCTGCCGGCGAAGATGTAGTCGAAGGCCAGGCCCTGCTGGGCGTCGCGCTTCGACTGGTCGACATGCACCGCGACGATGCCGATCGACCCGACGCCGCCGGATTCCGGCAGCCAAATCTGATCCGCCGCCGAGGCCACGGCATAGGCCGCCGAATAGGCGTAGCCATTGGCGACGGCGATCATGGGCTTGCGGCCGCGCATGCTGCGGATCTTCGCCGACAGCTCGAAGGCGTTGGCGCATTCACCGCCGGGGCTATCGACATCGAAAACCATGCCGCGCACCGCCGGATCGGCATCGGCCATGGCCATGTCGCGGAGGATGGTGCTGTAGGACCGCAGCTCCTGGCTGTCCGGGGTGATCTGCCCAGCCCGGTTCACCAGGATGCCGACCACCGGGATGATGGCCACCCCGCTGCCGGTCACCAGATAGGGGCGCTGAGGGGGGCGGGAGCCCCTGCCCCCTTCGTCGTCGTCGAAGGCCTGCGGCTGCAGACCGAGCCGGGGGCCGAGGCCACCCAGGATGGCGTGCAGCTTCGCCTCATGCATCAGCAGCGGCGTGCCGAAGATGCGCGCCGCCACATGCGCCAGGTTGGGCATGGCTTATTCCTCGTTCGGTTTCGGCTTCTGCCCGTCGTCGGGCGGCGGCTCGGGCTCTTCTTCGGCCGGCAGCGGCGGCCCACCGTTGTGGCCGATGGGCGAGATGCCCAACTCGCGGCGGCGCTTCTGGTCGGCTGCGGTGCGCCGGTCGGTTTCCTCCGCATCGTACCCGCTCGCCTCCATCACGTCGGATGGCGACTTGAACAGGTTCTGGACCTCCAGCACGGCAGCCTGGATCTCCTTCAGCGGATCGACCCACTGCCAGGGCGGCGTCATCCAGCGCACGCGGTGGAACTTGGCCCGATCAGCCAGGTAGGAAGTCAGGCTGATCCCCTTTACCGCGCCGGACAGCATGACCTGCTGCATCCAAGCCTGCAGCACGGGCCGGCAGAAGCCGAAGACCAGCACCGACCACTGGTAGGCCTCGACGCGGGCCTTGGCATCGACCAGGGCTGTGCGCTGGCTGGACCAGTTGCCGCGTGCCGTGTCGCCGGTCAGCGCGAAGTAGGGCACCCCCAGCCCAGCCGCAGCGGCCAGCAGGTTACGATACTGGAAGGCCTCGTAGTTGCCGCCGACATCGGCCGGGGCGTTGAAGGTGACCTTCTCGCCCCGGCGCAACTGCCGCATTGCGCCGGGCTCCAGCGTGACCTCCGCAGAGTAATCATCCGGCATCGTGGCGAGGCTGCCGGCGGCGGCGTCGGGTGCCTCGTATCCGCCCTCATCCTCCTCCTCATCGCCTGGGCTGATGAAGCCGGTGTTGAGGGCGGCGGTCTTCTTCCGCTCCAACTCTGCGTCATCGTACTGATCCAGGACGAAGAGCTTGACGATGACATTGGCGAAGCGGGTCAGCCCGCGCAGCTGGCCGGCCTCCGCCGGGTCCATCAGGTGCAGCACCTCTGCCGCCGGAACCCGGGTCTTCTGACTGGCGCCGGCGCCCTGATCGGTGCTGTCGGCGGGGTGCTGGCGGTAGAAGTGGTAGGCAATCCGGCGGCCGATGGCATCGAACTCGATGCCCTGCCGCACGACATTGCCACTGGCCAGGCGCCGGTTGTCATTGGCGTCCAGCATTTCCGAGGCCAGCATCTGCAGCTGGAACGGCACGATCAGGCCGTCTTCCGGCCGCCGGTACCGCAGCCGGAAGAAGACCTCTCCCGCAATGAACAGCTCCCGCGCAGCCCGCCGCTGCAGGCCGTACAGGTCGGTCAGGCCCTCCGCGTCGGCTTCATCTGTCCAGTCGTCCCAGACTTGGCGCAGCGCGCGTTTCTGGCGCGGCGTGACCCCGGTAAAACTCGGCGAGATGCCTGAGGAGCCGATCAGCCGATTGGCCCACCAGTCCGCCGCGTTGATGGCATAGGCATTGTTGCGCGCCAGCCAGCGCGCCCGCTGCAGGACCGTCCCGCCGGCGGAGGCGATCAGCGAGTTGATGTGCTCGGCCGCCGGGCGGAACCGGCTCAGGCGCCGGCTCGCGGCGCCAGCCTCCAGACCAGCCCCCTGCCCTTCGTTCACCGGAGCGAAGCCTGGGGTTTCCGCACCAATGGAAGGCGCTGCGGCGGGTGTGCCGCCGCCGAATGGCCACCATCCCATGTCAGAGCCCCTTGCCGCCGCCGCAATAAACCGTGCGGATACGCCGCCGCCTGGACCCGGCGAGGCGCTCCAGCCGGACAATGTCCGCATCGGCAATCGCCAAGGCCTTCGCCCGCTCCGTCGTGCTCTCGTAGCGGACCCCGCTGCCATCCGAGTTGGTCACCTGGGCGATGCCGTTCTGCATCCGCTCGCGCAGCCGCCGCCGGCGCGCATAGGCATCCGCCAGCGCGGCCTGGGCCTGCTCCGGGGTCAATTCGGGCATGCCGGCCTCCTGGATGATCGCTGGGTTCAGGGAGCGGCCAGCACCTCGCGCCAGATCCTCTGCAGGTTCTGGTCAACGGAGCGCCGCGCCACGCCGTCAAAGTCGAAGCGCACCGAGTAGGTCGGCGGCTTGCGGGCGAAGAAGAAGATCGGCACCACGGCGTTGCCGAAGCCCGTCTTGATGCGGCGGTAGATGCCCGGCTTCAGGCCTGGCCGCAGGTTATAGATGGCGAAATACTCTTCCTGGCGCCGCTTCCCCCGGCTTTTCCGGGTCTTGCTCTTGGAGTTCTCCCCGAGAGCGCGGAGCGACGACAAGATCTTGACCATCGCGCCCCGGCTGACGTTGCCATAGGCGTCCAAGGGCGCGTCTTTGGCCGGCACCAGGAAGACCGGCCGGCCGCCCAGCACGTTGCGGCTCAGCTGGCCCTCTGCGGCCTTCATACGCCGGGGGCCGCCACGCGCCTGCACCCCGATCCACCGCTCCGCAGACCGGGTCTTGTTCCCGATCCCCGCCTTGAAATCGACCGTGGCCTTGAGCCGGTCGCGGTTCGCGTAATCAATGCTGATGGAGTTCAGCGTGTAGGGGGTCGGGCGGTCCAGCACCGCCCTCATCTCCTTCACCTCATCCTCCCGCACCAGCGCGGCGGCGCGGTTGAGGGTGGTGTAGGTGACGTAGCGCATGCGCCTGGCATGCCGATCGATCAGCCCGGCGACCGGGTCGATGTTCAGCTTGATATCGACCAAGCCCATGCTGCTACTCCCCTACCCCATCAGCGATGACCGGCCCAACCGGCGGGGAGGCGGCGGCCGGCGGCGGACCGCAGCGACCATGGCAACCGGCGCCAGAGCAGGCTCCGGCCGATCGTCATCCTCAGCACGCGGCAGCGCCTGCTGCGCCTCCCACGGCACGATCATCGAGTTGCGCTGCCACTCCTGCGCCCAGGCCGGCGGATTGCCCCAGTCGATCCGATGCATGCCATGCAGCCGTGCCGCAGCCTCGGACATGCACATCAGATCGACAGCCTCGTTGCGGGCGCTGTCGACGATCTTCGACCAGAAGCCGCGCACATCGCGCGTCTCCGACGCCAACTGCTCCAGCCAGGTGTGCGGCGGTTGCTCTTCGCAGATCCAGGCCGGGATGTGGATGTGGCCGGGGCCCACCGCATCCCGCTGCAACTGCGCCGAGAGACTGTCCTTGGCCTGGTTGGGGTTGAAGAACAGCACCGGCACCTCGCCGCGCGCCGCCGCCTTGCGATCCTTCCGCTGCGTGTCCGGATAGGCCAGGGTGATGCGAGGCGCATTGCGCCCCGATGCGCCTTTTGCCGGCACCAGCATCCAGCCATCACGCCCGCGAATGCGGCCGGCCAGCCGCGCGAGCTTGGTCCGCTTGGCGCGCAGCCATGCCGCATAGGCCTGCTCGGTGACACCCGCCTGGCCGTAGCTGTCGAAGGTGGCCGCCCGCGCCCGCATGGCCCGGCCAGACCCATCCGCCAGCGGGAAGACCTGGGTGGCCATCAGCTGCAGCAGATCATCCCAGTCCGCCGCGCTGGTGCCCGGGCTTGCCGGGATCACGCGGTGATCGATGATCCAGGATTCCATGCCCTGGCCCCAGCCGCGGGCGATCAGCTCGAAGCGGTTGCCCTGCGCATCGGCCGCCAGGGTGATGGCGCGGACACCGTCCGGCACATAGCCCCTCGGGCAGATATTCACGGGCTCGGCGCGGTCCGCCAGCGCCTGCGCATCCACCGTCCCCATGGACTTCGGCGGCTGGTAGGGCTCGCCCCAGGCTTTGACCATCACACTGCGCAGGCCCCGGTCGTCGCCGCCGGCGGCCACGGCGCGCTCGGCTGCGGCCTTGGCGCGTGCCAGGCCGCCAATGCCGTCCTTCACGAAGGGGCTCATCGCCCCCACGATCCAGAAGCCCGCAGTGTTCATCCGCCGGCGGCTGCCGGTGATCCGCCCGTCGTCGTCGATTTCCTCGCCGAGGCCCACCCACTTCGCCGCACCGCGCATGGCGCCGCGTTCGTGGTCTTCGATCGAGTTCTGACAATGCGGGCAGATCAGCCGCGCCTCTTGCTGGATCACGTCCAAGGGGGCGTGCTCCGGATAGTCGATGATCATCCGCCGGCCGCTGCCCGGGTTGGGGCTGCTGAAGCCCCCGCAGCCCGGGCACGGCCACCAGTACGTGCGGCGGTCGCTGTCGACGTAGGCCGCCATGATCCCGCGCTGTTTTTCGCGCGGTGCCTGGATCGGCAAGCCGAGATCCGGATGCGAGATGGCGAGCAGCATTGAATCGGATCCGGCCGCCTGGCGCCGAGGGTCCAGCAGAGCCTTGAAGTCGCCCAGGCTCTGGTCATAGGCATCCACCTCATCCGCGACGATGCGGGCGACGTGCTTGTTGACCAGATTGTTCTGCGAAAACGACAGGAACTCCGCGCGCATCGAGCGAAAGCGCTTGAATTCGACGCTGTCGCGCCCGTGCCGGAGCGAGCCGATCAGCTTCTCATGCGCCTCCAGCATCGGCTCGATGCGGCCCTTGACGTAGGCATCCTTCGCCGGGTCGGTCTGCATGTACCAGAGCAGGTTGGCCGGGTCGGCCTCGATGCTGTGCAGCAGCCAGTTCTCGGCCACCATGGTCTTGCCGCAGGCGCCAGGCCCGACCACCGCCACGGTATCGTGCTCGCCGGAGCTGCAGGCGTCCATGATCTCGGTCAGATAGGATGCGGTCGAATGGTCCCAGCGCACCAGGTGCGAGCCCACCGGCGACTGGACCCAACGGTGCGCCTCGGCATGCTCGGCGACGGTGATGCGGCGCGGCGGCAGCAGGGTGTCGAAGGTTTCCAGAAGCAGCTTTGCCGGATCAGCAAACTGGACTTCGCTCGCCCTCAAACGGTTCAACCGCGCTTTCATCCTCGCCCTCATCCGCCCGGACATCAGGCGCCAGGAACTCCGACAGCCTGCCGTGAATCGCGACCTGCTGCTCCTGCAGGTACTTGCGCATATCCCGCACCACCGCTTCCGGCAGGTTGTGCTTGCGGCCCATCTGGGCCGGCAGAGCGCTGAGGCTGTTGGCCAACACCCGCCAGCTGTTCTCCAGCAGGAAACGCATCTGCGACTTGTCGATCAGAAAGCCGCGCTCGGTCCTCAGCTTGTCCAGCTCGCGGGCGTTGCGGATCTCCTGCCCGTAGTCCTTGGAGGAGAGGCCCAACTCGCTCTGCCCCCGGATATCGCCGTCCAGCAGGGTCGGCTGGGCCAGCGCTGCCAGCCGCTCTGCACGGGCCCGCTCCTCCGCCTCTTCACGTTCGGTCTGCGCCGCCATGAAAGCGAGCACGGCGGCCGGATCGAACTGCCACTGCGTCCCCGCGCCGCCCCGCTGCACCACCGGCATATCGGGATAGCGGATCGGCAGCTCCCGCATAGTCGGCAGGCTCCGCTGCAGCAGCCGGGCCATCTCGCCCAGGTTGACCAGGGTCGGGCCAGCCGGCGGGTCGGATGCAGCATCCTCCATGCCAACCTCCAAGCGCCGGATGAAAACAGGGAGAGAAACAGAAGGCGCTGTTTTCTCTATAGAATTCGGGTTTGTCCCGGGGTTCGAATTACCCCTGACGGGGGTACCCCCCGGGGGAGGACCCGCGCAACATTGTTGCGCGGTCGGGAGGAGGTGGGGTGGGCTGCCGCGTACCCGAGGGGGCCAGAGACGACGACGCCCGGGCGGCGGGTGCCGTCCGGGCGCAGTTATCAACTCTAGTGTTCTGATAGGTCGAAACGTGGCAAGCGGTCAAGCGGCTTCTGTAGGCTGAGAGGCGAGCCCCTCACCTACCTCCACCCACCCCGCCATCTCGGCGTAGCGCCAGAGCGAAAGCTGCAGCCGCTTCAGCACGTCATCCTGGTCCATGCTGAGCGCATTCGCTGCCTGCCGCTTTCCTAGACCCCAGCCGCAGATCAGGATGGCCACATCATAGGCCGTCTTGGTCTTCGCCCGGTTGATCGGAGTGCGGCGAGCCCAGGCTTGCCATGGCAGGAAGCGCCTAGTCACCGCGGCACCATAGCGGGCCGGGACCATCTCGCCATTCGGCAGCGCCACCTCCTCAGTGTAGCTGCCGACGCCATGGCTGCTGCCACCCATCAGAAGCTGGTAGACATCGCGGATCTCGCATCCGGCATCTTCCTGCAGCTTGCCGATCTCGCCCTTGTTTACCAGCGACTGCAACGTGTCCCGATAGATCACCAGCCTCTGCGATTTCGGCCGAGGCACGAACAAGCCACTCGGCCTGGTGATACCGGGCAACAGCTCGGCGCCTTCCAGAACGGCATCCCGCTCGGCATCGTCCATGGTGTAGGCGGTGCACTCCTCCGGTCGCACCGTGCCCGCGTATCTGGTCAGCCCGCCGTGGCCATACTGCGGAACCTGACGGCCTTGAACGAGAAGCTTCAGCGTCATGTGTCAGCCCTCCAGTACAGGTGGATCAGGCGGCGTTGCTGCGCGCGAAGTCTTCGCGCTTTGGTCGCATGCCAGTCGGGTTAGCGGCCCAGACCCGCATCGCTTGGCTGTAGGCATCAGCCGCAAGGCGTTCGTGCACCGACTCACCCGAGGCGACCTGCCCGGCATGCGCCTGCTCTTCGACGATCGACGTGAAGAAGTTCAGGCTTTTAACCCGATGCGCGGCATAGGTCGGGCGACTGGCGGCAGCGCGCACCGCGGAGAGAATGCCTTGCCGTGTCCTGCCTGCCGCCAGCCAGCCCCGCACCGGCTCGCAATCCAGACCGCCCTCATCCGCATCTAACCCCGCGGCTTGGCAGACCTCCCGGCCCAGTAGGAACCAAGCCGGTTCCTCACGCGCGGTACTACTACCCTCTTTAAAAGAGGTAGTAGTTACTACCGCGCGCGAGCTTTCCGCGTTGGGTTCCGTTTGGGTTTCCTGGGTTTCGGCCAAGCCGCCCGGCACCGGCAGCAGCATGCTCCGCTGCGCAGCATCCACAGGCCGGTTTTTGGGAGGGCGTCCGCCTCGCTTCCCATTGATTCTAGCGGCTTCTGCCTTTGCGCTATTGGCCCGCGCCCCGACCATCCAGATGCTGTTGGTCTCGGTATCGACCTCCAGCATTTCCAGCGATGCCAGAGTTTCCAGTCCGGTTTCCACGTCGGTTTCCGAAAGGGAAAGCAGTGTGGAAACCGACTTGATAACCGAACCGAGAAACCTAATGCGCCCCCGCTCTGCGGCAGCAGCCCCATAGGCATTCAGCTCATGGAAGAGCAACCGGACAAGCGGGGGCAGGATGCGGAACGCCGCATCGGAAACCGAGCGCATCATCGCGCGCTCACAGAGGGAGTTGCGGGCCATCGGTGTTCTCACTCTGCAGGATGTTCAGCGTCGTCGAAGAACCAGGTCAGTTCCCCGTTCCAGCGCAGGCGGATGATCCCGGTCGGACCCTGCCGCTGCTTCGAGAGGATCAGCTCGGCCTTGCCGACCGAGCGTTCCACCGCGTCGCCCCATTCCTCTTCGCGCATCTGGAACTGCTCGGAGGATTCGTTATCCTTCTTCGAAGGGGGATTCTTCGAAAGGTAGTAATGCTCGCGGTAGAGGAAACCGACCACGTCGGCGTCCTGCTCTATCGAACCGGAATCGCGAAGATCGGACAGCTGGGGCCGCTTGCCCTCCCGCTTCTCGTTATCCCGGGAGAGCTGCGACAGCGCCAACACCGGAACGCGCAGCTCTTTCGCCATAGCCTTGAGACCACGGGTGATCTCGCTAACCGCCTCATTGCGGTTCTGCCGCGCCGCCATGTCGCTGGCACGAAGGAGACCCAGATAGTCGATCACGATGAGGTCCAGGCCGCGCTGCCGCATCATGCGGCGCGCACGGCCCAACAGGAACGGGACGGTCGGGGCGCTGCGCTCCTCGAATTCGATTGGCAGTGCCTTCAGCGCCTGGTCAGCGGCGAAGACCCGGTCGAAGACGGCCTGCGGCGCCGGCCCATAGATGCCAGCCGAGTTGGTGCTGTAGCCGGAGAGCACTACCTCAAGAGGGACGCCTGATTCCGCAGCCAGCATCCGAGCCATGACATCGGCGGCCTCCATCTCGGCTGTGACGAACAGCACCCGCTTACCGGCCTTGGCCGCATTACAGGCGATGGTTCCGGCCAGGGCCGTCTTCCCCATGCTGGGGCGGGCACCGATGATGATCAGCTGACTGGCCCGGAAGCCTTTGGTCATCCTGTTGACACCGGCCAAGCCAGTTTCCACCCCGATCATCCCGCCGTTGGAGAGCATGCCAGCCTGCATGGCTTCCAGGGCCTTCTGGCCCGCCGCACCAGCCTGGATCAGTGGTGCAGCCAGGGCGCCGCCCTCAGCAAGCGCCGTTAGCACCGCCTCTGCTTCTTCGATCTGCGTCTCGGGGCCGGCCTCAGCGTCCGAGGCGAAGGCCTTATTGACCATGCCCTCCCCGAGATCGATTAGCTCGCGGCGCAGCCAGCAGTCCGCGATGGTGCGGGCATACTCGACCGCATTGATTGTGCCGACCATGGCGGTCAGCAGCTGCACCAGGTAGGACACCCCGCCAACCGCATCCAGAGCAGCGCTGCCCTCGAAATCGCTGCGCAGCGTAATGGCGTCAGCCACCTGCCCGGCATCGATGCGCCGTTGAATCGCCGCGAAGACCGCGGCATGCGCCGCATGGGCGAAGTGATCCTCCCGCACGATGTCGCTGACACGTTCGTAGACGCGGTTATTGGCCAGCAAGGCGCCGAGGAGCGCTTGCTCGGCCTGGATGTTAACCGGCGGAAGTCGCAGCGGGAGGAGGCCATCGCTGACCTGCCTCGGACCCGAGGGCGGAGCGCCTTGGTCCCTATATTCGTTCATGCGGTCTCCATGGAGCGGCGCGCTGCCGAGGAGGCGCGCTGCGCCTCGCACTCGGCGTCAACGCGCAGGTGAAACGCCTTCACGACCCCCTCAACCTCGCTAGGCGGCAGGTGGCAAATGATGATCTGAGCAGAGAGCCGCGCGAGCGTGGCCAGGACCACGCCGGAATAGGCGTCTCCGATGAAGCCGCGGAGCGACGCGAGCAAGCGTACACTGGACTCCGGGAGCTTCCCGGGCCCCTGCATCACCGAGCCGCCTTCCGGGAGGTGCGGATCGCGATGTACTCGCAAACCCCGCCACTGCGCTGGATTGCCAGGATGACGAGGCCCTCTCCCTCCGCCCTCGCTGCCTCCACGGCGTTGTTCAGCTCCATCGCGTGCTGCTGGCTCTGCGGTGAACGCGACCGGGCCTCAGCCAGGTGCCCGCGGAAATAGACGGTGCGATCGCGCGGGGATGCAGCCACGAGCCAAGCGGCGAAGGGCTCGATTGGCTTCTGTTGCGGCGCCTGCGCTAGCCTGATCCCGTTCGGAAGCAACTGCACCTTCCGGCGCTCGGCGCCGACCCGGGGAACGAGCCGCAAGAGCCCCATCCTTTCGCCCCTGGCAATCAGGATGGCTGCAGTGCTGACCACAGCGATATCGAGGCGCTCCGCGATTGCAGCGTTGCTCGGGCACTCCGCCTCGCGTGTGCCAAATTCGTCCCACAACCAAGCGGTGAGCGCCTGCATCCGCCGTCTAGACAGCGGACTCAGGTCCGCCACAAGCTCCGCCAGATCGATGGGGCGGACCGGACTTGCAAGGAGCGCCTGAGCCTCGGCCCGCATCACTGTTTTCCCTTCCCTACCAGTCGCTCGAACCTGTCGCTGCAGTACTGGGCTGCGTCATGGGCTCGATCGCCGATCAACCCAAAAAGCTCCGCGCCCCATTTCCAGATGTGTCGCATCCTGGTCTCCCAAGGACATTTCGAGAGCTGCCAGCTCGGCGCGGAGACGATCGCGGCGTGCGCGACGCTGCTTCATTCGCGCGTTCTGGGCAGCGATCCATTCCTCGGCACTGACGGAGCGAGCCGTGCCGTAATACAGGCCGTAGGTGCGGCGGTAGGTGAAGCCGATGAGGCGGGCGACCATCTCGATAGCGCGCTGCGTCGTGGGGGCCTGCTGACCCTCGGCGATCTCGCGCAGGACGCATCGCATGCTCTCGACGTTGCCGCTCATCTTAGCCTCGCAACCTTTTTGCGCGTTCGTGTTGGACATCTGCGACATCTCGCAAGCCTCCATGGATAGGGTTCGATCCATGGAGAGAGAGCGAGTGAACTTCGGAACGGAACTGGACGGCACTGATGGCCGGGCGCGCCAACGCCCGGCTGTCGTCGTTTTCAGGGGCCTGTCGTGCGGCGCTTGCCAGCAGACAGCCGGTAACGCCATGGCAGCCCATCGGCGCCGGGCGATGAAGGGTCGGGCAGGCATCGGGCCAGCGATCCGGCCGACGGGTTTCGGCGGCGGACATCGCTCAGCCGCCCTGCTCGGAAAAGACATTGGCGCCAGCCAGACCGTTGCCGGAATGGCTGGCGCCATCCAACATCGGAGTTGCAACACAATCGATGGTGGATTCGATGCCCAATGACACCAACGCCGATTTGGCGGGCCGCTGCGATGCGCTCGCTCTGGCCATCGCCGTGATCCTCGTTGAAGTCGGTTCGCTGCGCGGCTTCGCGATGGGAACTCCAGCTCTACAGGGACGGGATGACATGCTGCGCAAGATCGAGCAGCACCTCCCTGGCCTGTTGGGCACGCTCGAACAATCGGGCCAGCCAGAACGGGCTCGGGGCTTTGAACGGCAGGTCGAACTCATGGCGAAGATCGTTCGCGAGGCAGCACGAAGTGTGCAAAAGCCTTCGTAATCATCCAACCTTCGAGGCACGAATCTTCGAACGCATCGAAGTCACGCACGGCCAAAGTACCTGGCACGATCCGCGTCCTGGCGACACTCGCCCTGGGTTTGGGGCAGATCGTCCCCATCAGTCCCAGCGCCACGATGAAGAGGAACCGCCGCCGAATCATGCGGCACGTTCCGAGTGCGGCTGCCCTTCCTCGGTCGGCCAAAGATCCGGGCGAAAACGCCCCCGGAAGATCCCCACCTCGCCTTCAAGAGCAATGGCGCGCTCCGCAGTGATGCGGAGAACGCGCTTCTTCCACTTAAGCACCGTCTGATGACTAACGCCCAACCGCTTGGCGAGCGGCCTCATACCCCCGGCTACCGTAATTGCATCTTGGATGGCGCTCATGGGAGCGAAGGTACCCTGAGGGTACAGAAGAGCGCAAGCGGAAAGGTACCCTATAGGCACCCATCAGAAATCGGTTTCGCGCACAATCGCCGGATGAGCATTGCACAACGCTTGCGAACAGAAAGAGAACACCGCAAATTAGGTCAACACGAGGTTGCGGCTGCTATCGGTGTTTCGCGCCCTACTGTCAGCCAGTGGGAGAAGGGCACCAAGAAGCCGGGGCGGGATAACCTGGAGGCGCTAGCGGTGTTCTATAGACTGAGCCTGGACGAGCTTCTTGGTGCTCCGTCCAACGATGGCCGGATAGTCGCCGAATCGGCTGAGGAGGCCCAAGCCATCCTTCTCTTAAGACAGGCCCCTCAGCATGTACGGGAGGCTGTCTTGACGCTCCTGGGCTCGTCGATCGCGGTAAGCACCCGCCCCGACAAAGTGGCGCCACAAAAATAAACTTTCCAGGTACCCAGGAGGTACCGAAATACCTTGCAGGCTAATGTACCTTCAGGGTACCTTTCTTTCGCACCCATCGTGCGGAGGAAGTCGTGCAGAGCACAATTGCCCAGGCATTGCTGGGCGCGGTACCCGCGCCGGCCCTAACCTGCCCCGGCTCCCAGTTGCAGGTCGGAGACGTCATCGAGACCCACTGGGGCATAGATACGATCACCACCATCGCCCCCTATACGGGGGACTTTGCCCCGTTCTTCCCGTCCGGCGCACAGGTCGTCTGCTTCGCGGATAGCAGCCAGGCCATCATCGTGGAGAACGGCCGCCGGTACACGCTGCTGGCCCGCACGCAGGTGGCCGCGTGATGGACCGGTCCGAACTTCCCGGCCCGCTGGAGGCGGAGCGCAGCGTCCGGCTGCGGCGTGAGCCCTCGACCATCCTTCTCCGCAGCCTGGAGGCGCTGGACGACATGGCGCAGATGGCAGTCCCGCAGGGCTATGGCCAGCAGCGCGCCCTGGATGCCGCCAACCGCCTCCGCGCCGAGATCCGGGGGATGCTCCTATGATCACCACAGAACTGCTGCTGCGCACCCGCGCTGCCCTGGAATGCGCGCTTGAGGAAAGCGATCCCTCGCGCCCTTGCGACGACCTAGCGGTCATTCTCGATGAGATCGCCCGCACCGTACGCCGCATGATCGCCCAGCACGGCGCCGAGTACGCCCCGCTGCGCGTGGCCGGCTCCCGCCTCAGCGCCACGTTGCTCTCCGTCAAGTCGGCAGGTCTGACCGGCGCCGACGGCTGGCTGTTGGACCGGCTGGACACCCTGCACAAGCAGGCCCTGTCCGCCCGGGCTGCGGAGGAGGCGATGGACACGGTCATGCCGCAGCCGCCGGGCGGATGGGGGAACGTCGCCTTCCCCGACTTCAAGCGCGGCACGGCGCGCCGTGGCGTGGAGGCGGCGCGATGAGCCCGCTGCCGCCCGCCGTGAACGACAACCCGCACAAGGTGCGGGAACCGTCGGCGCCGCCGGCGCCCGGCGTCCCTTCGGCCAGGCTTCTGGCCGGTATCTGCGTGCTGGGCGCGCTGGCCCTCCTGTGTTTTGTAGGAGCGGTCGTGGCCATCATGGGGTTTGCCCCGTGAAGGCGGGCTCGCACGACGGGATCGGCCGCGCCGCGACCGACATGATGGCCGTCCTTTGGTCGGTTGCGCAGGGCGTTCGCCTTGCCGGTGAGGACGGCGCCTTCCTGAATTGGCAGCCGGCGTATCAAACGGCCATTGCGGTGATCCGCAACGCCCTGGCTGCTGGCGTGCCCCCTCCCCCGAATGTGGCCGGCATGCTGGAGCCCGCACGCCTCGCACAGCGCCGCACGCGCAGCCTGCGGACTGACGCCGAGGATCTGCTGCGCGCCGGCCTGTCGCCCCAGGAGGTCGCACGCTGCTGTGCGATGCCGGAAGCCGACGCGCGTGCCCTGCACGCTCAGCTGCGCCGACAGCCCTCCGGCAGCCGGAGGGCCGGCCCATGACGACGATCAGCATGACCCAGGATAGCGGGCAGGCTCAGATTGCCACGGTCGCCGAGCTGGCGCTGCTCCTGCTCTCCGGACAGACGCTACATCGCTGTCATGGCCAGGGGTGGTGCGTCGGCGACAGTGCTAGGCCAGTACCGAACGCCATAGTGAAAGCCTTGACCGCCGGCTTCCGCCTGGTGCTGGGCGGAGATGCGCTGCCGGGCTTCGAACCATCACTATCGCAGACGGCACGTCTCGACCCCCTGGTACCGGCCAGCGAAGCGATGGTGATGCTGAATCAGGCCGTGCGGGACGCCGGAGGACCGGCCGCGTATGCGCGAGCGCATGGCCTCAGCCGAAGCCAGGTCAGCGACGTCACATGCGGCCACAAGGGCATGACGCCCGCCGTGGCCCAATCGCTTCGGCTGGAGCCACACGTCAGCTATCGGCGTGTACGCCGCAACGCGTCGCTACGCAGGCCCAATGCCGAGGCAACGATCTCGCATCAGGCTGCGCGCTGATGCCCAAGATGGCCTTAGCCGACGATGTGAAAGCACGGCTTGCGAAGCAGATGTGCAGGCAGGTCAACGAGCCCGCACGTGCCGCTCCCGTCTACCGCGGGGTGCTTGATCAAGCATTCCTTGCGATGCGCGCCATGAACCCCTGGGACCGCATGGCCATTGCCGCGGCAATCCTAGGCGATGAAACCCCACCTCGGAGGCCCGGCCAATGAACAGCACCCACCCTGATGCGTCGGGCGGCCCGCATCGCGACCCTCCGCCGCTGCGGTCATACCTTGAGGGGCTGCTTACCGCCGAGAAGATGGCCAGAGAGCGGCCACAGGCGACAGGAGCCGAGATCGCGGAAGATCTCCGCAAACATGCCCAGCTGATCAGCGGCAACGCGCAGCGCTAACGCCCATTCAGGAGACGACCATGACCGTCATGGCTGAGGCAATGGTTGCAGCCGGATATGTACCAGTCGCGGATCGTCTGCTGACAGTATTGCTCTCGGCTTTCGACAACCCGCAGGGAATCGCGCAGCCCGAACTTGAGCGATCCGACGAACGCCAGGCCAAGTGCCTGCAGGAGGTTTCCATGGCAGCAATCAAGCAGTCCCCTCGCAACTGGGATGGGGCTAAAGACGCGCTTTACCGACTGGTAAAGAACGACGCTGACCTGCTCTGGGAAATGTTCCAGCCCTATAGGGCACAGGCCGCTCAACGCCTTTTGACAGAGGCAGCGCAGGCTTATCGACAGGAAGAGCTGGCGGCGGAGATGCGGAGGTGGCACAGCGGAAATGCCGTGGGCGCGGGCCGAGTAGGTCATGTCAGCCAGAACCGTGGTGCCCGCCCCACGCGCAAATCCAGCATTAGCATCGAGGCCATCGCCGTCGTGGCGCAGGCGTCATTGCTTGACACCTTCCAAGTCAATGGGCGCCCAATTGGCGACCTGACCTCGGAGGAAGCAGAGAAGTGGGCCGCAAGCCGTGAGCGCGATGCCCGCTTCATTCGGCTTCTGACGCAAAACCTGCCACCCGGCCTGCCTATCCGGAAGTTCCGGACAGCCGACGATGCGGCGGCACTTTACGCCATGGCCCAAGGTGCGGGCCATGAATGAGTTGGGGGGCCAGTGAATCCGTGACAACCACCGATGACGTGCCCCCCGGCGGCGCGGAGGCACCCCCTCCCGCCGCACTAAACGAGACAGAGGCCACCGAAAGTGCGCAAGCCAACTCCACCATGCACCTGTCTCCGGTGGTCAGCGCCTTGGCGGAGCTTCAGTCGCAGCGGACGTTCTGCATCAAATCGCAAAGCCGTTGCGACCGCTCTACCGAGGCGCTGATCGCGCGCTATCTAGGATACTCGAATAGCCTTGATGCGAAGCAACGCGTCGCGTTGTTCAAGAAAGCTTCCATGGCCCGAAAGGCGGTGGAAAAGGGAGGCGAGGGCCAATTGATGGTTGGGAACCCTGCTGGCGGTGCCCTCGCCTCCCTCACCCCAATCATCCTCCTATCTGCCCAATCCCGTGATGCATGGGACAAGCACCGGGCTCAGGTCGAGAAGAAGATGCGCCAGATTGCCCGCAGCCTTCCCGTGTGGACTTGGGTTGCGCAGATCAAAGGACTTGGCGATCTCGGTTTAGCTATCATCGTTGGCGAGTCTGGCGACCTTTCCAACTACGCTACGAAGGAACGCCTGTGGAAGCGCTTAGGCTTGGCCGTGATCGAGGGTGAGCGGCAGCAGCGCAAGGCAGGCGCCGAGGCCGCAGCAGCTCACGGGTACAGCCCGCATCGCCGCGCCGAGGTCTGGACGCTGCTGTCCGACAGCATGTTCCGCCATCAATGGCGTGCCGAGAAGGAAGATCAACCCGCAGGGCCATCTGGCCCCTATGGCGAGATCTACGCCCGGCGGAAGGCGCACACCGAGACCCGCGAGTGGACCCTCGGACACCGGCATAACGATGCCCGACGCGTCATGTCGAAGGCGCTGATCGAAGACCTGTGGAAGGCGTGGAACGCTTCCCGGGCGCACCACCACTAACCCCCGTTTGCAAGAAAGCTAAGCCAAGTGATTGCTCGCTCTCTCTTAGCGCGTAGTCGTCATCTGACGAATGCAGTCGACCAACTCGGTCAAGCGATAGGGCTTGGGTTGGAATACCACTGGCGGCATCAGGTTCCGAACATCCTCGCCTGTATCACCAAAGTAGCCCGACACGATGATAATCGGGCATTCCGGATGGTGAGTTCGAACGTATTTTGCGACATCGATACCGTTGGCAGACCCCGGCATTCGAACGTCGGTTACCAAAACATCAAACGGTACACCGTTGTTGATAATACCGATTGCTTCGTCTCCGTTCCAGGCAGACAGAACCTGAAAGCCTTGGTCTGCAAGTTCTTCGATAATCAGGAAATGAAGCAAGTCCTCATCCTCAACATAAAGGATGCGGGCCGGTCGTTTCTCCATCGTTTTAACTCTCCGCCCGCCAAGTCCAATCTCGCCGAGTTGAGCAGTTGTGAGTAGCCGAAGTTCAGTCACGATTTCTTACCTCATTCAGGAGACCGTCATGACCAACGTTGTTTCGTTCGCCTCCGCCCGAGCCACCTACCGCCGCGTGAGCGAGCCCGTGCCAGAGCACCTGGGCGATCCTTACATCCCCATGCGTGGCATCCTGATCGGTGTCGGCATCGGCGCGGTACTGTGGATTGTGCTGTGGCGTGCGGCGCTTTTCTGCGGCGCTTTGCTCGCCCTACCCACACCATAAGCGTCCACTGACTACTGCCAGTCTCTGAGCCACCAGCGCCGTCATCTGCCACCCAGTTAGAGAGTGACACCGTGCAGATCGGATACATCCGCATCACCAAGGCCGGCGCGAGCGAGGATGAGCAGCACGCCGCGCTGGTAGCAGCCGGCCTTGCCGAGCCCAGCCTGACCGCCGGCTCCCTCTATATCGACCGGCAGCCGAAGCGCCCGAAGGCCGGCGCCGACCCCTCCCCTGCGCGCTCCGCTGCCATCAAGGCCCTGCGCGAGGGTGACGAGCTGGTGGTAGAGAGCGCGGCGCGGCTGGGCGCCACCCGGGCGGATGTGCTGCGCGCCCTAACCGAGGTGACGGCGGCCGGGGCATCGGTGCGCGACGCCGCGACTGGCGACCTGGTGCGCTGGCATCCGGACGCCCTGCGCGCCATCGCACTGGCCGAACGGGCAGAGAGCCAGGGGCAGCGGGAGAGAGCCGCCAAGGCCCGGGGCCGGCGCGCAGAGCTGGGCATCACGGCCGGGCCGCGGCCTGCCCTGGCCGGCAAGGCGCTGCAGGAAGCGCGGGCCGCCTGGGCCAATCCCGACCTCTCCGCCGCGGCGATCGCATCGCAACTCAATGTGGCGGTCCGCACGCTCTACCGCAGCTTCGGCGCCCGAGGCACCCCGCGATTTGGAGGCCGCAATGCCTGACGATCAAACGAACCAAGAAAGTTCCGAGCGTTCGATTCAGACCAGGCCGTGGATGCGGACCATTCTTGAGGTAACGCGAGCCAAACCTCCGCGTCTGAATTTCAGCGACCCAGAGGGCAAGGTCTGGCTTGAGATAGGATTGGGTGAAGAGCCATTCCTTAGGGTAGCGCCAGGGCTTTCCCAAGATACTGCAGCGAAGCGTTTCTGGAACGCGTGCTGCAAAGTTGCGGGGCAGTTGCCGATGTTCCCAGAAGAAGGCGCGTGACGGATGGCCTAACAAGCGGGCAGCGGCGTGAGGGTTGATTTTGGCCAAGGCTGGCGCAGCACGTGTCGGCGCGGGATACTTTGCATCTTCAACGCTGGAGCTGCAGCATGCCTTTCAAGCCTCAAACCACCGCGGAACAGCTTATGTATGCTGTGAAACGAGTCGAAGGCGGCAACAGTGAGAGGGCTTGGATAGGAACTGGCTCCAGCTTTATACTGGAGTCAAAAAGTAAAGAATTCAAACTGCCGGTCTTAGTGACGAATAGACATGTTGTGGCTAACGCTACATATTTCCGCATAGCATTTCATATCATTGAAAACGATCTTATCGCCGAAACGCCGGTGGTCATCAATTTGATGGTTAATATTAACTGCGGGATCGCTTATCATCCTGACCCAGAAGTTGATTTAGCGGCAATCTCACTTGATAAAGCTATTATAGATTGGGAGAAGGCAAACGCCGGCAAGAAAATTTACGTTGTTTGGTTGGATGAATCGGTTTTTGCTACTCAAGAGCAAATACATAACAGTGATATTCTTGAACAAGTCGTTATGGTGGGCTGTCCGAATGGGCAGTGGGATCAGAAGCACGGGTTTCCGCTTTTCCGCGCAGGCGTCACCGCATCTCATCTAGCTATCGACTACAACGGAAAGCCAGAGTTCGTGGTGGATGCCGCCCTGTTCTCAGGATCTTCAGGCTCTCCAGTATTTTTCTTGGGAAGAGGGCCGTATTTATCCAATAAGTCAAATGGGACCATCACCGTCGGTGAACGCGCCTGCTTGCTTGGAATAGTTTGGGGCGGGCCTCGGATTTCCGAAAATGGAATAGTAACAATCGTGCCTATCCCCACAAACATTCCGCAGGATGCTGGCATTAAGGTTGCCACAGATGTCCGGATGAATCTTGCTTACGTTGTGAAGGCGCGGGAAATCTCCCGAATTAGCGAAGCTATTTTTGGTGCGTAGTGGCAACTGCCTGACCGCGCTCCTTTTGTGATCACCCGTAAAACATGGGAGGGGCTAGAGGCGACCAATGGCTGACGATCAAACGAACGTCGCGGTGCCGGCACCGACGGAACCAGCGCCTGGAATGCCTACCCGACCTTCGTAGTGCCCTCTACGCGCAACCAAAGAGTTCCCAAGATCACCAAAAGGCGTGACGCCTCAGCCTCATCAATCTCGTCTGTACCGTGGTAGTGGGCATTGCGGATGCCTGTCATAGCTCCGCGCAGCATATCGGCGTACCCGCGCCAGACACTGTCCAGCGAATGACCCTCCCAAGCGGCGAGCTTGAACTGACCATCTTTGCCGTAGGCTTTGTTTACCAGCTCAGTTGCATCCAGGTCGTGGAATCCTGTCTTTTCACGCATCAACGCTCGAACCGCGTCACAACCTTGCCGGACTGCGCTTAGATAATGGCCCGAGCGTAATAGTGACTGAACCTGCGCTGTGAAGGGCGGCGGTAAAAGATTGAGCCACGACGGCTCGGGTAGCGCCAGAAGTGCAGCGGTGACAACATCAAGGACCTCTTTACGTATCCCCGGCAGAGCTGCAGTGAATATCCGCTGCCAATCCTCCTGTTTGTCGCTTTTGAGATACTCCTCGAATTCGTCCCGGTGCTTAAGCTTGATCCCCACTCTCCGTTCAAGGCTATCTAGTACTCGCGAGAAGGACCCAAAGGTCTGATCCCTTGACGCTTTCCCGGGAGGAGGAAGATCTGCAGTAAGCCAACTCCGAACGATTCCTTCGAATAAATCGAAGTCGTTCTCCATTGATGCGATGCAATAGGCGATCTCACTCGCGTTCTTCATCCTTCTAATCTAGCTGGGCTCGCGTTCCCTATCCAGGCTTGGGCGGCCGATCAAACGAGGGGGCGAGGCTATATCCGGACAGTCGGAATTTCGGATAACCTAATATCCGACATATCGGCTATCCGGACTTCCGGGATAGCTTTCGAAGGTCAATGAATCAGCAGGCACAACGGCGATGCCTGCGTCGCGCAGCACCTCCAGTATCGCGATACTCGGATACTCGGATAGTCGGAATTTCGGATAACCGAATATCCGACATATCGGCTATCCGGACTTCCGGGGCAGCTTCCGAAGGTCAACGAAATCAGCAGGCACCACGGGGAAGCCTGCGTCGCGCAGCACCTCCAACATCAGCGTTGTGGCTGATATCTGCCGCCGTGCTGCCCTGGTCTTGATCTCCAGCGCGACCGGCTCGGGCAGCATGAACTCCATCCCTTGGCGGCGAGGCTTGCTCGGCTGAGCCTGGGCGGGCGCCGACTGGCGAGGCAGGACGCGGTCGGCCAAGGGCTGTAGCCGCTGGCGAAGCTCATCATCTCCAATATCCGGGATGGCCGGCATCGGGCGCTTACCCATTGGTCGAGAGCCCCAGCAGGCCGGCGACCTCATCACCGAGAGCGGTGACATTGCCCGCGGCGCCGCCCTCAGGGTCATCCTCCCATGGCGGGGTGCCGGTATAGGTCATCAGGCGGAAGGCAGTTCGTTCCATCAGCTCGGCCGAGAGCATGGGCAGCCCGCGTTCGGCGAACTGCTTCCGGCTATGTTCGACCACTCGCTGCCGCAGGACCGGTGTACGCGACAGAACCACGCGGGCAGCAATTTCGCGCCGGGTCAGATCCGCCGCCTGCTCCACGACGGCGTGCGTTTTCATGGCCTCGACCACATCGAATAGCGACGGCTGGGCGGGGATCAGCACCAGACTGGCTTTGCCGCAGGCATAGAGCATGGCTTGGTTGGCCGAGCCCTCCAGATCGATGACCACCAGAGCGGCCCGTCGGCTCGCCTCTCCCACTGCGGCCAGGAGGTTTTCGCCGTTGGCGACCTCCGCACGCACCCCGGGCGGCTTACCGCGGCGGACGGCCTGATAGAGCGTCTGATTCGGGTCAGCGTCTATGCATTCGACACCCCGATTATCCGACATATCGGAGTCCCGGTTATCCGGACTTTCGGATAGTCGGCGCGCGAGTTCTGTGGCCAGGCAGAAAGCCAGCGTTGTCTTGCCAACGCCGCCCTTTGTGCTGGCCAATACGAGGATTGGAGGTGCCATGCGCCGACTATCCGAGCTTCCGGTACTCCGGTCAACCGATATGTCGGATAACCGGAACTCCGGGGTGCCGGAAGAGGTATTTATAGCGTCTTCAATGGTTTAGTTGCGGAGGCGCGGCAGTGCAGGCATCATACTGCCGGCCCGCAATCCGGCGGCCAGAAACGAAGAAAGGCCGCCCCCTCTCAGGAACGACCCTTACATCGCGAGCACTAGCGGGTTGGCGCCCGTCAGGCCGAGAGAAACAATGACCTCTCGAATTTAGTGCTCGGGCTGAAAAACCGCAAGGCTTTCTGCGGCGGGAGAACTGCGTCCGGGCGGGACCGATATGGACCGCAATGCCTTCGCGCTAAGTGCGCCATCCTGCACGGCCTCGGCTGAGCACCGGGGCGGCCTTTGGCGTCGCATGCTCACCATCAATCGCGCCCACCGTCGCAAGGGCAGCCAGGGGCCGTTCACCGGCACCACGCGCCTGGTCTTCGACTGGCTGCTCTGGAAGGCGCCGCGCGGCGCCGGGGTGCTGATCCCCAGCATGGCCTTCATCGCCCGTGAGGCGGCGGTCAGCCTGCGCAGCGTCAAGCGGGCGGTGCGAACCCTGCAAGCCTGGGGACTGTTGCAGGTGCAGGCCCGCCTGCGGGTCGTTGGCTGGCCGGTGCAGGTGGCTGGCAGACTGCACGTGCTCCGGAAGGCCATGCGCACCAGCAACGCCTATTCGTTCCCGCCAGGCCTGCCGGATTTCAGGCAGGGCCAAACTGACTCGGTAGCTAAACCCTCAGAATATCAAGAGCGTGCTTCAGCGCGGGACTGGCGCGGCCGCTGGGTGCCGGCGGCGGTGCGGCAGAAGCTCGAGGCGCTGGGCAACCAGTCCTGGGCAGCGCTGGAGGCCGCGTGGAAGGGCAGGGGAGGGCACCTGCTGGGCTAGAGGGCAGAACCCTTACAAAAAGGTCTTCGCCGCCGACGAACTGCGCCCCCTGCAGCCATTCCGATGCAAAGTCCGCTGTGAGATCCGTACTTCCACATACCGGCCCCACGCTCACCTGCGGCGAAGACCCGCCGGAAAATGCGCAGCTGCAATGTTGGTTGCGGCCTGCAATGGCTGCGGCTCGCAAACGACGGCGCTGGGACAAGGCGCGCCGCTCGGCGGGAAATCGGGCAAGGTGGCTGAGATGGTAAGCCGGGCCCGATAATGGCGGCTTACTATCTATGAGGGCGGGGTCTCAGGCTCTTCGAGAGAACCCCGGTGACCATCGACGGCCTCCGTCAGAATCGGCGGGACAGGAAGCACCAGTGGATCCGGCACACCTTCAAGGCGCGGTGCAGGTGTGGTGCTGATCGTGTCGATGAGATCAACCAGCACCCGGGTTGGGCTGGGGTGGGACGACTGCGGCACGGCATGCCTCCCAATGAGCGATGAAGATGCTACTGCGATGGCCAGGCTAGCCGCCAGCCATATCGGCCCGAACGCAAAAGCTTCAACCAGGGCCCAATCATGGCGACTGCCACTAAACGAAGCCTCAGCACGATTACGGATGACCTGCGTGCCTGTTCATACCCGAATTGGCTCCGGTGTGCGTTAGCGTACCGAGCAGGCAGCGTTCCTGTGTTATCATACGGGATCGTTCTGCAGCGACCTTTCGGCGTAGGCGACTGAGAGTGGAGCGCTCCCGCCGACAGCGTCGACTGGAATGCCCCCATGTCCAATATCCTTGACCTGCACCCTGCGCAGCCGCGGAACCACCTGCTGGCTGCCGTGCCATCCAATGAACTGGCCATTCTGCTACCGCGCATGGAGCGGGTCGAACTGACCTTGCGCCAGGTTCTCCAGCGCCCGGAGGAGCCGATCACCGGCGTCCATTTCCCTGAGGCGGGATGGGTCTCGATCATCAACCTGCTCTCCGATGGTGGTGCGGCCGAGGTCGGGCATGCCGGACGCGAAGGCATGCTCGGGCTACCCTTGCTCTTCGGGGCCGACACCACTGCCGCCGAGGGCATGGTGCAGGCCCCCGGAACCGCCCTGCGCATGAGCGCGGAGGCCTTCCGCGACGGGCTGGAGCGCTGCCCCGCCTTTCGGGCGCTGCTGCTGCGCTATGCCCTGGCCTTCTATGAGGAGGTGGCGCAGACCGCCGCCTGCAATGGCCGGCATGTGCTGCAGCAGCGGCTGGCGCGCTGGCTGCTGATGGCCCATGACCGCTCGGATGGGGACGAAGTCCCGATGACCCAGGACTTCCTGGCGATGATGCTGTGTGTGCAGCGCCCGGGCCTCACCATCGCGGTCGGTCGTTTCCAAACTGCCGGCTATATCCGTACAGGCCGAGGCAGCATCACGATCACCGATCGCCAGGGGCTCGAGGGGGCCGCCTGCGAGTGTTATGGCGCGGTCCGGCGCCGCTTTGAGGCCTTGCTCGGTGTTGCGATAGGCTAGGCCTCGATAGCACGCCAGCCTTTGTCCGACTGGGCCTGATCTTGGCGTGTTCGGGACTGCTTCTGAACAGGCAGCGGCAATCTCCTCAGCTTTGGTAGGCTGCATCTTGCGACTGAATCAAGCGCTAGCGGAACCTAGGCTGAAGGGCCTCCCTCGGATAAAGCCGTCCAGGCCATCGTGTTCGTGACCTGATACAGCGAATGACCAGCATCATCTCTGATCGTCATGCGCATGACCTGCCCGTTGACGGGACTTTGACAGTCGCCGGCCATGCGACTGAGAGCGGCAACCGCCTCGCGCAGGGCTTCCTCGCCGCTGCTGGCTTCAAGCCCCACCTCGTCCGTGAACTGATCATCGCCGTCGTTAAAATCGAAGAAGTAGAAACCCATGGCTATGGTTCTCCGTTATCCAAAGTTTGCTTGGGCATCAGAGGCACCGGCTGTGTTCCTACCGTTTGCTCGTGGAGAGGTTCCACCTGCAAGGGCATTATTTCTGTTGCCGGTCGTGACTTCAGCTCCCGGACGAGTTGCCTTGATCTTTCCGGACCAGGACTAATGTGGCAGCCGGAGCAACTCAGGCCCGATAAGAGAAAGCCTTGCCTCTTCATACGCAAGCGGCCGCTCACTGCAGGTCGCGGCGCCAGCAGGCAAGGGCCTGTGTTAACATAGGGTCATCGCCCGCAGCGACCTTCCGCCGGGTCGCTGAGTGTGCTCCGCAGACACCATCGACCGGAGGCCCCATGGCCAACCTGTATTGGCTGCACCCCGCTCAGACGCGCAACCACCTGCTGGCCGGCTTGCCGCCTGATGAACTGGCCGGGCTGCTGCCGCGCCTGGATCGGGTTGAGCTTACCGTTCGCCAGGTCCTCCACCGGCCGGAGCAGCCCATCACCGCCGTTTACTTCCCCGAAACGGGATGGATCTCAACGCTCCAGTTACTTTCCGACGGCGGCGCGGCCGAGGTCGGACATGCAGGCCAGGAGGGCATGGCCGGGCTGCCTCTGATCTTTGGGGTCGATACCAGTGCCGCCGAGAGTATCGTGCAGGCTTCTGGCACTGCGCTGCGCCTCAGCGCGGGAGCCTTCCGCGAAGCGCTGGAGCACTGCCCGACGTTTCGCACCCTGCTGCTGCGCTACGCCCTGGCCTTCAACGAGGAAGTGGCACAGACCGCCGCCTGCAACGGCCGGCATGTGCTGGAGCAACGCCTGGCACGGTGGCTGCTGATGGCGCATGACCGCTCAGAGGGTGAAGACATCCCGATGACGCAGGACTTCCTGGCGATAATGCTCTGTGTTCAGCGCTCCGGCGTCTCCATTGCGGTCGGGCACCTCCAAGCTATGGGCTACATCCGCTCCGGCCGGGGCACCATTACCGTGACGGATCGCCGTGGCCTCGAAGAGGCTTCCTGCGAGTGCTACGCGGCGACCCGGCGCCGGTTTGAGCTGCTGCTTGGCATCCGGCAGGGTTAGGCGCGGAGTGCCTCTACCGCCTGCGCGAAGCTGATGGCTCCTGAGAGATCTGCGGCAACGCATCCGGCGCAGGGTGGGGATCGGCCAAGTCCGGTGTACCGGGCAAAGGCTCCGTTGCGAGCTGGTCAGTGAGTTCGATCAAGGCCTGAGTGGCGCTGATTGTTTCCCGGAGCTCCACCAGCATCCCAACGGCATGGACGGCGTCAATGTGGTCAACCAGCGCCTCAGCGGCGCTGATTGTATTGATGGCCTCAATCAGGACCTCAGTGGCATTGGCATCGGACGACTGCGGCACGGCTCGTCTCCCGAATGGTATAAAGATGGTGAAGCTCAAGCAGCCTGGCCACCAGCCATATCGGGCCGAGCGAAGCCGGTTCAACCAGGGGCCTGATTATGGCGACAGGCCGGCCAGCCAAGCCTTAGCCCGATAATGGATGGTTACCGATGACGGAGAAGGGGTCGTAACCCGAGGCCACGAATTGCGGCGCAATTCTATGTGTACCGCCGGTTGTGTGATGCTAGGACACATAATTCGTTAGGATGTTGCACAGACGCAGACACCCGGAAAGGATGCTATCGCAATGCCTAGTAGCACCGCCAAGCCGACGACAACCGAAGGCAAAGTGCGTCAGAAGCTGCTCGACATCCTCGCCGACACGATGCTCAAAACGGCCACACTGGCTGATCTGATCGCGATGGAGATTGAAGCTGGAGTACCGGCATCCATCGCATGCCGAGAGGCCTATTCAAAGTTGGCAGCCGTCTATCGGGCAGCCG